ACCTGTAATAATTATATCTGTGGGAAGTGTACAAGTTAATGCTACATTAGTTATATGTACAGTAAAATTAGTAATAGTCCAAGCAGTAGCTCCGCTTCTTAAAGCACCAGCACCAGCAAAACTCGAACCTGTTCCATAAGTTTCATAAGTTGTAACATATAAATCAGAAGTGAGTGTATCAATACCCGTAGTCCTGAATAAAGGAATAACAACATTAGAACCTAAATCAAAAGTAGTAGCAGCAAGACAAGAAAACAAAGTACAAGCTGTAGCATCTATCGTTCCTGAAACATATTTAAGAGTTCCTGTTTGATAACGTATTGTAGCACCAAAAGTAATATTCCCTGCTAAATCAAGATTATTTGTAACTATACCAACACTGGTAGATTGCCATGTTCCGCCACCTAATATAACTTTTGCTGTTCCAAGTAGATTAAAATTAGCTACCGATAATCCACCATTACAAGTTAATGTTTCATTGGTAGTCCAATTAAGAGTAACAGCAGCACTACTTTGTGAAACCAATCCTGTATTAACCCAATTACCAAGTAAAACTATAGTCATTGTAACGGCAGCAAAATTAAGTGCATTAGGCCATGTAACACCATTAGCTTTTAAAGTTGCAGCAGCATTTATTGTTAATGGCCCAGTACCAGCAATAGTCATAGCAGCATTTAAGGTAACGCTACCACTTACCGTAAGCGTAGTTCCATTATGAGTAAAAGTACCAGTAAATCCAGTACCTTTAGTAAAATCTAAAGTCTTACAAACTTTAGCACCTGAGTTAATAACACAGTTACCACTATTATTAGAAAAGAAAGCATCATCAGTAATTAAAGGTACTGCACCTGTAGCACCACCACCATCTGTAGCACTCCAATTAGTTGCAGTAGCCCAATCAGTACCAACATTTCTAAAGTAATATGAACTCAAAACACCACCTCCTTTCTATATTTTAATGGTATTCCCCATTTAATTGCATTTTCTTTAATATATGGTTTGTTAGGAAATGTTTTCTTATAATGACACTCAAAACATAGGGTTGTTCCGTTTGCTAAATTGTATCTCAATTCTTCTGATTCAGTCCATTCTATAATGTGGTCAGCATGAAGATAAGCATCTTTAATTCCACATTTTTGACAAGTATAATTATCCCTCTCGAATACCTTGCTTCTCCATTCCTTATATTCAAGTTTTCCCATATCCTGATGACGAATCGTTCCTGTTCCACCTTTCCAGCACGAATTATTTACACCTCGCATATCTTCTCTAATTTTACCAAGCCAATGTTTATGATTTGGATTACCAGTATTAGATTTGCTTATCTTATCTGTTACCTCCTTAGATTTCCCTTGACAGATATGAGAACAAAACCGCTGTTTCTTTGATTCCCAATACCTAAATTCTTTTTTACAGTATTCGCACAAATGATATGTTGCAGTACCAGCATTATGTGATTTTACACCTTTCAAGAATCTTCCTTTAGAATCTCTTGTTGCCATTATTCACTACATTTATGAGCTTCTGACTCAGTTATAAATCTATTATGAATACCAAGTTGAATCTCAGCTTCATCTTTAGGCATATAATGAGGTATTTCAACATCAATTTTACAACCACAATCAAATGTAAATTCAATTATAGTACGTACTGTTGTTTGGCTAAACCTATTAAGTTCTTTAATTTCCATTACGATTTCGTTATTAAAAGCATAAAATTAAGAATCTTACCTGCTGAGTTTGAATCAACATTGAAAGCGAATATATCTCCTGCTGCCACTGCAATATTTAATCCTGTAGCACTATTATTAGTTGCTGCTGTAAGGCTTGGCTTAGTTCCAAATATAGTATCAGCAACAGTCGGATAGAATGAAGATTTTTTCCAAACATCCAGAACCGTAGTAGTTGCTATTGGTGTTGAACTGCCTTCATATAATACCCAACCTGTAATAGTTCCGGCATATGGTATTTTATAATATCCGCCATAGTTCCCTGCGAGAATTATATTATTCTGACCGTTTATTGTCAGTTTAATATCAACTGCTAAAGGTATATTTTTCGTCAATGCAATAGTTCCGTCATCATTCTGATAGGTTTGGGTTCGGTTTGCTGTTAATACTGCATTTTGTAGTGTTAATAGGAAATTACCTGCTCCTGTAACAATCGAGAACAGCCATCTGCCTAATATGCTTCCCGAAAATAAAGAGAAAGTTTGTTGTGTCGTTCCTGTGTCGGTATTTTGAGAATGTATTTTTGAAATTTCTGTATCAGGGGTTAATGATGAACCTGCAACTTTTGAAACAAATAAACTGCCTAAAGTAGTCTTTAAATTTGACCAAGTTAATTTTTTCTTTCCGAAAGCAGTCGGGGTGGTTGCAGAATCTTCAATCATTAACACATCAGCATCTACCGGAGTTGCTTTGTCTGTCATTGCTGATATTTCTGCTGCTGTGGCTTTGTGAATTACTGCTGTATCATTAGCTGGCACATAACCTAACCCAACATTAAGTATATCCCAGTTAGTTGCTGTTTGTGCGGGTGTATCAACTAAAGCTCTTAAAGAACTACCAACCGTTACAGCCACACCTCCCAAAGTTCCGGCTACTGAAATATACCACAAATCGCCTTTAAGTATTGCGCCTGCAGTTCCGCTTCCTCCGCTTGCAGGAAATGTATTAACCGAAGCATCATAATTTCCACGATCATCAATCAATCCAACTACTAAACCATCAGCATAATCTTTTATCGCTTTTACGCTTGGATATTTAGTGTTTGAGGCTGCATCTGTAACTACGTTTGTGGATAGATTGGCTGTATCTTGTTTCGATGAAATATCAGTAGGAATATGAGTTATTTTAGTTCTGGTATTTGGTACATCATTTTCAACCGTAAATCCTATAAAATCAAGATTTGGCTGTGCAGCCATTGGTGTACCGTTATCCTGAATTACATGACCACCTGACCCACCACCGGCAGCCCAAACTAATTTACCTGAAATATCGTCAATTGTCAAAACATCTCCGACATTTCCGAGTTCTGAAGGTAATTCATAATCAACTCCCCTGAGTTGTATGTATTTATATTGACTACCTATTAAGAATTGTAAAGCTTTAGTATTAACTGCATTCTCTCCCATTACTATCGAACCCAAAAAGCCCCCACTACTTGAATCAATACCTATACAAATTGGTGCACCCCCTTCCATATGCGCATCAAAAGCCTTAATAACCCATTGATCACTAACCATATGACCGGTAAGGTTATTGAATTTTATATAAACCCCTTCTGCAATTAACTGATCCTCTCCTGTTATATAAAGAAGTCCCGAAATATCAGGATCATAACTATTTCCCTGATTATCTGCCCAAACAAAAGTATCAATATCGCCAACAGTATAAATAGTAATTGTATATATGACCTCTGGATATACACCTGAATATTCGGAAGTCCCTAAATGCAAATCATTTAAATTGCCTGGATTGTTTGGATAACATCCATTGAACCTGATTTTTGGACTTATATATTTTACATCAATTTGCCGGTTATTTACATCATAATCTGCTATTTGGTTGCCTGCATTATAACCTATAAATATTGCTTTAGCTGCATTTCTGGCATTTTCGCCTGCATGTTCACCGATAAATACAGCCTTTTCAGCAAAAAAAGCATTAGCAGCAGCATAACGACCAATGAAAACAGAATAATTGATATTATCACATAATCCAGCAATAAAATTTCCTAATGCTACTGACCCCTCAATTCCCAATGAACCCCAAAACGCAGCATCACCTATTCCAATACAATCATATCCATCCTCAAGAAACCTGCCCGCTTCGTCTCCGAAATAATTGCAGTTAATTGATCTTTTTGCACCTTCTCCGGCTGCCGTACCTATGAAATTAGAATCCCCTGAACCATCAGAATTATCACCGGCCCGATCACCTAAAAAGTTCAAATGATCAGCAACTCCGGTATAACCGATCAATGTATTTCCAGAATCAGCACCGCTTAATAAGGTTATATAGCAAGTATTCTGATCTTGTAATTTTGTCCAACCTAATAAAACAAGATTTGAAATATCAAATTCAATCCAAGTGGTTTTATCTGTAATATTTGAAATTGAAAAAGCTGCATAACAAACAGGATCGGAATAACGATTTATAAATAATCGGCCCGATGAAGTTACTAATTTTATCCATTCAGAACAATCAACTCCATCTTTAGTATTATAACTAATTGCTATTTTTGTGGCTGTTAATGGGTTTACATTATTCAAAACAAAAGTACCATCCAAAGGAGCTGTGAAGTTGCCAGGATCAATATCGAATAAAAAGGGTAACCCTCCACCGACAACGCCTGATAATAGTTTATATTGTTCAGTTGTTATCGTGCTTGGTTGTGTTTGTGTGATTTCGATATTTATATTCTGTTCACTCATTAGGCTGGTATTGGAGCAATTACTGAGGGTTTAATAACAAATTGAGGGATATAATCAGGATCATCAGGATCAAAGGGTAAAATTATTGAATCAGTTGTATCTGACCAGATTTCTAATTGCCAGTTATAATCACCTGATTTACCGATTGTCAAAGCAGGTAATATGTTCATAGTTACAACCTGATCAACAATAGTAAGTAGGTTGTCTGATCCTGCTTCGCTTGAAAACTCAAATAATAGGTTTGATCCAGGTACTTTTCTAACCTGAATCTTTGCATTCTTTATAGCCATATTGATAGCATCACTAACTGTTATGTTAACCGTATGGTTTGCCCCTTCGAGAAAAACTATATCGTTTGAATTATTCATAATATTAAGGTGCTGATGGTGTCCAATAAGTACCGTCCCATTTCAAAACATTTCCGGTTGTGGGAACGGTTGTTGAAAGCGATCTACCTAACAACTTCACTACTGTTAATGATGTTATCCCCGTACAATCTCCGGTGTGAGCATTATGTACAAAGCTATTAGAAGTTATAGAAAGCCCGGTCCCTGCAACATATAAAATATTAAATGTATTTGTTGAAAGGCTTAATCCAGTACCAGCAACATAATTGCCTGAAAATGTTGTGCCTGATAATGAAATACCGTTTCCAGCCCAATAAGTTGAAAGTGTAGCAACTGCCGGAGTCCATGCCGATCCATCCCAACCTAAAGCATTACCAGAAGTCGGTATAGTGGTTGCAATTGACTGGCCTTGTAGTTTTACAACAGTTAATCTTATGCCTCCGGTTGCATCCCCCGTATGTGTTGATTGAGTTCTGACATAATCCTTTGTAGCTGCTGTATCAGTATTTAGTAATACATACGGACTTTTCAAGAATCGATAAGGCTGGTTAATCTTAACCTCTGATTGCGCCTGTAATGCTATACTATAAAGTAATACAGCAATAATAAATAGTAATTTTTTCATAATCTTAGAAATTATCAAATTGAACCTGAATATCAGTTGTTGAAACTCCCGTAATCGTGATATATATGATTGTGAGAGTTGAGAAGTATTTTTCCAGATGTAAAAAGTTAAATCCTGTATAACTGGCAGAAGCGAGTATCTCATCCCCTCCTGCTGTTGTACCGATTTTAATTGCCGGTGTTCCGGTTTTTACATTTATCAGCAAATTATAAATAAACGAGTTACCCAGTATATTTATTTTTTGGCTTTTTGTAAGTGATTTTAATGTTATTCTTTTCATAATAATCGTTATTTTTAATTTAAATTTTTACCAAGTGAACCAATTAACTCCGTCTGAAATAAGCCTATAAATGCCCCTGGATGAACCTGCCAATTGAATGTTAGCTTGCTGATCTATATATTGACCTCCTACTGGATAAATTGTGATAGTTCCAGATCCTTCTGCATCACATTTCTTAATTATATACATTGTGCCTTTTATACCTATTGCTGTAGGTAGATTTAATATAATTGCCGTTGATCCGTTTGTAACCATCAGAAAATATTCAGTCGTTAATGCAATGGGAGTTAATGTAGTTGTGCTTGATACCTTTGCAATATATGTATTTCGGGGAATCCATTTTGATCCATCAAAACCCAAAACCTGACCTAAACTTGGAATGGTTGCATCCAATCCTGTACCTGCTAAAGAAACAATTGTAAGTGTATTTGTTCCTGAAACATCGCCTGAATGCGCAATCTGTGAAAATGTACCTGATGATAGGGTTAATCCGGTGCCTGCAACATAAGAAACTTCATCAGTAGGAGTCCATGTCGAACTTGTATATTTCATTATTTGAGCCGGATTTGGAGTTGCCGAACTGATTGAAAAGCCTTGTAATTTATTTGCATTCCAATTTGCAACTGTAGTATTTGCTGAAAATGTATTACTCGACAAAGTTAATCCTGTTCCTGCTGCATAAGTTGTTCCGGTTGCAACCGAAGGCGTCCAGCTTGTACCATCATAACTCAATACATTCCCGGATGTGGGTATTGTAGTAGATAGACTACGGCCACGCAAAGAAACTACCGTAAGGCTTGTTATTCCGGTAGCATCTCCGGTATGTGCAGTATGTGAGAAAGTCTGAGATGTTAATGTTATCCCTGTTCCGGCTGCATAATAAGCAGAGCCTCCGGTTGTGAAATGAGCAGTAACCCAAGCCCTGCCAGCTATTGTATCAGTTGGTAAAAGCCATGTGTTTAATCCCACAAGCCCATATTTGGCCGTTAAATAAGTCGTAAATGAATAAGGCCTTGTTATAATCAATGGCCCTTGTGCAAAAACATTCAAAGAAAGAATTAAGATTATTATTGTAATTAGCTTTTTCATGCCATATAATTTAAAAGTTTGTCAATTCTAAGATCAACTACACCGCCTGACAACGCGATATATAAATTCCCAGCACCGGAATAATAATAATCAATCAATATTTTTTGCCAACCTGTTATGGTTGTAGCTGCAAGTATTTCTTCACCTCCATTTGTGGTTCCGATCTTAATTATCGGAGTGCCAGAAACTTTATTAACAAAAGCACTTAAAATCAGCGTATCTGCTGCTATTGCAATCACCTGATCTGTGCTTGCGCCGGCTGCTTTTGTTGGAACACTGGATGCACTATAAAGATCAGCAAACATTGAGTTTAGAGCTGCCAAAATAACACTTCCTTTCCCGTTTGTCGGGTCTGATATTCCATCAACTAATATTATTCGTGCCATGGTTAATTATCTTTTGTAAATGCAAATTCAAAATAATAATAATTATTTTCTGTTAAAGTGCCCTCTTCTACCTGAACCCTACCGGTACTTTTTCTCATCCTACATTTAATTACATTTCCATTGTTATAATCAAACATCCAGAAAAATAAATAATCCATATCTTCTGGCCTGTTCCAGATATAATTTGCACTGAATGTAAATATTTCTACAGCCCATGGCCAAGCAAATGTTTGTGTAGGGGAATTCCATTTTAAACGACCTTGAACCCTCACCCTACCGAATTGATCTTTCCAATAGATATTATCTTTAATAGTACCACTCCAACTAACATTTAGCGGAGAATCTGCATCGCCCAGATTGTTAGGTGTTGTAAATTCCCTTAGTCTGGCTGGTTGTTCTTGAAGAGTTGCACCTGACAAATGAAGAACATCTGAAGATAAATCAGAAAGCAAACCTTCATCAGTTAATAATTGATTCTTAATAAAAGAGTTTCCGATCCTGTAAACATTCATATCCCCTATAAACTCAGGAGATGCCGATGAACTATCAGTTGTATCGATCCCCTGGTTTAGTGTATATGTATTTCTGGTTACTGAATCTCCAAATAACTGAGGTTCTATATCGGTATCCTGGTTAACCATATAATGACCACCTCCCCCTATAATTCCGGTACAATAAACCAATTTACTATAAAGCATAGCAACTCCGGCACTATAATTACCAAATCTATTCAAATTCAATCCTGATAGAATAACAAAAGTATAATCACCCTCAATAAAGCCAGCTAAATTGATTAACCCTGACAAAAGGATTTGATTTGCAGCTTTTATATCGCCAACTGATATTGGTTCTTCGGTCATTCCGTATGTTTTACGGACAAATGGGAATTTTATTAAATCACTCATGTTAATACTATTGAATAAGTTGTACCGGCTAATCTTATTTGTTCAATAACTGAATCTATTTCAGTTGTATAAATTGCAGTTGGTATTGAAATTATTAAATCCGTTCTTTGTAATGGTGCATGCCAATCAGGTGCGAATACCGTAGCTGCCAATCCGAAATCAGGAACAAACTTTGTAGCAGTTTGGTTAAGATCAGGAGCTGAAAAGATAGATATAACCGATTGAGTTATCGTTATTCGCTTTGAAGTTGGATCAAAAAGATAATTTAAAGTGTTTGTTAATTGACCGATAGTCCATTTACATTGTGCTATGATTTTTGACCGGTCACGGCTTATTACAAAAGCATCAAATCGAGTTTGCAAAGGGTAAATACAAGCTAAACAAAACTTATAAAGCCATGTAATATCACCGTCTTTATTTACCGTGAAAAACCCTCTTAAGGTTTCTAACAGCATCTTTGAGTATGATATGGTTTTAAACAGTTTCATAAGTTAATAAATTATCTACAAAATAATCAGAATCATGACCGGATAAATTATAAACAAAATAACCGGCAATTAGAGCTTGTTCACCTTCAAAATCAATAAATAATCCGGTATTGGTATCGTAAATCTGACAACCGTAAATGTGAAAATCCCTGATCCCCGGAACAATTGATTTAATATAGGCCTCCAAATCGCCTGAATAAAATATACCATCAAAAGGAAAAGTCTTTTTAAATGCTGTCATTGCTGCCTTAATTCCAGTTTTTACCGTTGCAAGATCGTAAGTTGAATAAACCCCAACCTTTGCTGAGAAGTTAATTTGATTTGGATCAAGCGAAATAATAATGACAGGAATTCCAGCAACTTCGCAAGATTTATAAACAGCACAAAAAGCATCAAATCTGGATCCGGCTAAAGCAACCATTTCACCAACTAAATTTTCAATAGCAACCTTAAGAAATAATACTTGTGGCGTTTCTTCGAATGCAGCCTGTTTTATAATTCGTTTTGTTGGATCAATATCAGCATAAACAGAATCCAATGTAACAGGATCAATTACCAAACTATCTCCTTCCTGATAGTTCAAAGCCTTTTCTATGTAATATCCTGCTTTTCCGTATCGCTGTGAATTGATAATCTCAGTTATATTGGCTTCAGTATTTGAGAATTCTGTAATAGTGTTGTCAATACAAATTCCAACCCCTTCAGCTATCTTTAAGTGTGGAGCTGTTACAGAATCATTATCGAATTGTAATGATGCTAAATTGTTTAATATTTCGTCCTTAGTTGCCATTTTTTACGGTATCCATAAACTATCATCCTTCCAAATTCCTTCATTATTCCAATAACCTGTTTTCAAAATCCAATTATCAAGCATCGAAGTTACAACATTTAATATCTTTGTGTATATATTAGCTATTGAATTATTAACAGCCGGATAAATCGAAAGTCCCCTAATTGTATTTACATCGGTTTGTAAGCCATCAGGAATTATCAGAACTTGCCCGGGTGTTAATATTGGAGTCCAGTCTGATATGGAATTTGCCTCTAAAATACTGTCCCAGTTTAATAATAAGCCTGTGGAATTCAGTACAACATCGCTGAAACATTCCCCTGCTTTAACGGTATAACTACTCATAATTTACCTCCGTTTTTAGTTGTGCAATTCCATTATTGTTAATAACTGACCATAAAGCCCGGCCACCGTCTTTAATTACCTGAGACTTCCATCGATTTAATTCATAAGCAACTAAAGAACTAGGAGAGCCTACTATTTGCTCCATGCCAACTCCGAACAAAGCATTTTTAAGACTAAAAACACGACCATATAATAAAATCCCACCATTTTGAACTGATGGATGCTCTTCAAATACAAAAGTTCCATTTTCAATTACTAAATCCCTATTTTCAATATCATATTTCAGTTCTTTCATTATTGTTTAATCTTATCATTCGTTATATCAGATTCTTTTGTTTCTGTTAAACTCATTTCGGTTGCAAATAAAGGTGCAAAGGGATATGATCCCGATGGTGCCAAAGGTATTGAAATTTGTTTTAATGAATCTAAAATGTTATTAACCTTTTTTTCAATCTTATTAAGCCTTTCAACATTTGATTCTGCTTTTACCATTCCATGAGCACCGCCATTAAATACCGTTTCGGGAATATCAATTAACAATTTATCTGCTTCATGAATCTTAGTTATAACAGGTCTTTGGATGTTTCCATCTCTGAATGTCAAGTTACAATTAGTGCCTACTTTTGGTTGTAAATATAAACTTGCCCTTTTGCCTTTTAAAACATCAACAGGTACGTTATGATAGACAGTTTTACTAACAATAACATCGCAAGTATAATCAGTGTTAACCTTTTGGATTGTTCCCTCAAAGCAAATAGCCCCCTTTACTATTCCTTTTATGATAGTTTCTAAAGCTCGTTGAAAGTCTGTATCGTTACTCATATTCTGGTATTTCGATTGTTTGATTTGCTAATTTATGAGTACAATCTGATAAATATTGAATCATTCCATCCTTTATAAATGAATGACAAACCCTTTCCGATTTTACATCATTTATCCAAACCGGATATTTTATCAATAATGAAGGAGCAAAAGTAGGTTTATCTATATTCCCATTAAATTCCCAAGCAAATGACCGGTTACATTGACATTCTTTATACCAAATTTGATGATGACATTCACAACCCGGGCAATAAAATGAATAGGCTGCAAATTCATCACTTTGGGTATATAATTTATGTAATTTACTCATACCTAACTGTTAATTCTTGACTTAATATCACATCATCCAAAAAAGCTAATTTACAAACTTCTTTCATCCCGTTCTGATCAAAATCAAAATCAATTCCGGTACAAACATAATTACCTGATCGGTCAGGAAAACGAATATCAATATACTCAACTTTATAAAACAGATCAATAAATGGATATAAATACTTTGTTACGGATCCTTTGTAAGTTCCAAGTAAGCATTTATTGTATGCCTCGGTAGCTAATTTCTTATAAAGTTTAGTATCCTTCGGTATTTTATACCAATACATTTCACGTATTTGTCCCTTATCTGCTCCAACTTCTAATGATGTTTTTGTTCCATCCTCATTTTCAAACCAAGCCTTAACCCTTATTTGTTGATAGGTCATATTTTCTTTTTGAAGATCACAGCCTGATGAACCACCTACATCACTACGGATATTACGGTCTGATTGTAATCGTACAACCTGAGTAGTGTTAGAGGCTACATTACAATAGAGTTCCGATCCGTTTAATGATATGTTAATCCCCATATCCTTTTTAATGCTTTCAAGAATTGCAGCCCTTGACATCATGCTGAATGTAATATCTTTTAAAGTAAAATCAAAAACATCCTTAGAAAGTGTTATTCCGGTATCTTTTATCAGGAATTCTAACAATGATTTGATTGTAATTGAGGGATAATGTATGCTTATTGGTTCGGTATTTAATTTGTAAATATAATCTACACATTTAATCCTTGTCGGATTGCCTTCGGTTACATCAACTATCCATCCTTTGAACTTATTTATTCGATTATAACCTGTGAAAATATCACCTTCTAACCAGGTATTTATTTCGATCTGATCCCCTGATTGAAATAGTATAGTAGATTTAGCTGTTAAATAGTCATTCTTTCCATCTTTGTACATTATCCTTGCATTCAAAGGAACAATAAGCTCGCAATCTGCTCCCAGATGTGCTGAATCATTAGATGTATGAATAGATATAACAGATTTCAGGTACTTACTAACAACCGGCTCCGTGCCCCGTTGCTTGTTAGTTACTACGATCTCTATTTTATCGTTAAAATACATCTTAAATTATTAAACTATTTCCTTCTACATTCTCAATACAACTTATTCGTAATGCTATTTTCATTGATCCTGCCTGTGGTGTCGGTTCTGCCTTTTGGATTATGATTTCTTTCACTCCCAGGGAATTGAGAAAGGTATTATCTACCTGGATAACACTATCAGGCTCTATGATCTTTGAAAATATCTCATTTAAATACTGTTGTGGGAAAACATCATAATAACCCTGAGTTGAACTGAATCCATTTATAACATCCCCGTCTTTATTCTGTTGTGCTGTCAATGTGCATTCAATTTCGATATGATAAGCCAACCGGCCAACTCTTTCAACAATAGAAGGACCATCCAGTATTTTACTTTCTACTAATGACTTTTCAAATGGAGGGTAAATTCTCACATCTTTTGGCATCAATAACCAGTCTATCAAGCCTGTTTTTGCATTTAGATAGCCTAAATACAAAGTACTTGGAAGGTTTGAATAGTCAATATCTTGAAAGTCAATATTCATTATACTACTGATGAGGCATTTTGAGCCATATTTTGAAACAATCTTATTATAACTTCGACTGCATCCTGTCCATATTGTTTTAAATCCTTGTTATCAGAACTATAAATCTTTTGAACTGCATCCATTCTTATATTAATTACTTTTGCTTGCCCTAATCCACCTGATGCACCTGTTATATCTGTAGTATTGTTGCTATTACTTTCTAACCCTTTAAATTTATCCTCTATTTTATGTTGCAAAGTCAGTAATTTAGTATAATTAGCTATTTCTTTCGATGATGGAGCCTTACCTTTGCCATTATAAAAATCAGCAAATTTATCCATCAATGCGCTTTTTGCATTTGTGATTTTTTCACTAAGTTCGGAATAACCTCCCTCTGGTGCATCCTCTTTTAATCTATCATTGATATTTTTTTCCTGATTTTTTAATCCTACAACTTCCTTTAATTTATCAATATAAAAATCAAAATATCGCTTAATATTGCTAATCTGTATCTGACTATCCCCTCTTTCAATTGCTTTTTTATATTGCTCACCCCACATTTTATATTGAGATTGAATTGATTTGACGGTATCTAATCCTGTTTTACCTTTAGTTAATTCATCATATTGATTTTGCATATTTTCTTTAAACTGAACCTGAACAGTAGCAACCGGATGGAGCATTTCGACCCATGATTCTTTTATATTCAATCCTAACTTTGTCCAAAATCCAGCTCCTGCTTCTACTCGTATTTTCTCTATTTCTGTATTTACTTCTTTTATATGACCTGATAATGTTTTCATATATTCTGCTGAAGCATTTGCACGTTTTCCCATTGATTCTAAAACCAAGGCAAAATTACCGGCAGGATCGCTTTTTGACAATTCCACATTTAAATCAATAACCCCTCGTGTCATACCTGTTTTGATAGACCTTCCAACTCCAGTAGCTGCTGCTTCCAGATCACCCATGTATTTATATGATGAAATAGCATAATTTTCTAAAGCCGGTAATAACTTCATAATACCTGATGCCGATATGCCCATTCCCATCAATATCTGAGATGCATTGTTTATTTGAGTTGCTGTAAATAATTTACTTGATTCGCTTACCCTATCCATTGCCTTTATTGTTGCTTCCCCTCCCCCTGCTACATCTTGAATAAATAATTTAATCATCATTCTGCTTTTTTCAAACTCAATACCTGCTTTCTCTGTTTCTTTTATTTCATTTACAATACCATCTTTTATCATTCCAATTCCCTGTAAAGCAAGTGAACTTAAAGAAAATGCTGCAAACATATCCCTGAATCCGCTACTTAATTTATTAGTATCTCCGACCATCGTATTCAATAATCCGGATGTTCGTTTTCCACTTGCACCAAATTCATTTAATTTCTGACTGCTTAATCCTGTAGCCTTTTGCAGTTCTTTCATTGACTTAACTGATACAGATGACATATTAGTCAATCCCTGCATCTTTTTAGCTGCATCCCCTGTCAAATTTATTGCAAATCCATAGTCAGACATAACCTACATTTTAGGGATCATTAAATTGGAGTATAATCTCAGCACATGTTCTAACATAATATAATCGTCTAAATACTCATTAACGGTTTGATTTTCAACTTCCTCTTTTGTCCTATTTAAAAAAACCCGAAACATTGTTTTTTTTACTTTAACAAAGTCCCGGGTCAATAATGTATTAAATGCCTTTTCTAAATCAGTATTGATTTCATTTATTAACTCATCAATTTGAAAAAAAAAGGTAGTATCTTTTCATGTGCTAACCACAATCCAAAACTTATTACTGCCCCGTTATCATTTAGAAATTCAGTTTTATTCGTTGGAGTAAAATTATCATCAATAATAAGCATCTTTTCAATATACAAATCAGTTAATTCTCTGATTGTTTTCCAGTCAATTTTAGTATTCTTACCTTCAGATTTAAAAACATCCATTACAAGCCATGATATTTCACGCTGATCTGGATCGGTTCGTGAAAGTTCAATAAATTTAACCGTTTTAGTTGTTGGTTGTAATTCCCATTCTTTACCTTCTTTGATTTTTTCAGGATCAAATGTTTTTTCTAAGAATGTGATTTCTTTATCGAAGGTTTCCATTATACAACTTCTAAGCATTCCCAATCAAGTGAAATAAGAGTAGCTTTATCTTTTGCCTTAATATCAACAGATCCGCCATTGATATTCAGATGAACATGGGTTCTTTTTAACGGCCCTGCGGTTGCTACAATCGTAAGTATGGAGTTTTCGATCTGGGTTGCCTTTACATATCCGAGAGTTGAGAGTATGTCTGCCATTTCTCCGTTCTGAATACTTAATTTACCGTCTGTCTTTTCACCATTTCGCTTTAATGCTATCGGTTTTGTTTCACCTACTGCATAATGCTGTTCTGATTCGATAGTATCATTATAAGAAATGTTGTCAGCCGTCAGAATAGGAAAAGTCTTTGTACCAATGATCCAAAGAATCTTATAATCTGCCCCCGTAAGTACTAAGTTCGATAAATCCATAATCTTATAATGTTGAACTGAATTTTATTTCACCGGTTGCACCGCCCATAATCACAGTAGGAACAATCGTTAATGCAAAACCCATTGTTTTTGTTGAAAAGAAACCAGTACCATCAATAACCAATGAACCGCCTGAGAGATCGCCTGTTCCGGTATTTACTGCTTTTGGTTCGATATAAGTCTTTTTGAACTCGGTTTGCTTTGCTTCGATATAACCAGGATCAATTGCACCTGTTCCCAAATCCATAGGAAGGTTTTTACCGATCTGGTTTGTGAAGAAATACTGGCAAGCATCTGCCAGGTAGTTAGCAACCCGGTTATATTCCTGAGTGCTTAACATCTTGATTTGATCTTCACAAGTTGCAGCATCGTTCCAGAAAAAGCCTGAATGTCGTGGCCATGTTCTGTGGAACATATATTGCTTATCTCCGAGTGAGTTAAATTCACTGTCAATCAGGCTTTGAACATCTGTTGATTTTTCAATCAGGTAAACAGTATTTAAAGCACTTGAAAGAGTATAAGCAAGACCGTTAGCAGTAGTTACAGCGATAGTTTGTCCGTTGTAATAAGTAACTCCATTATAAACAGCTCCATCACCCACAACCACATAATTATGAGCATTTACAAGAGTTGTGATCGGAATAGTCAGCGATAATGTACTTAATTTAACTCCTCCGGTTGTAATCGTATCAGGTGAGTATTTAGCAAATCCGTTTGTCATAAATGATCTTGTTCCGTAAACACTACCATCTTCTACACAATTAAAGCCATGACCTATTGAGATTTTTGCAAATCTGCCTAATGCTGCTCCAACGCCTGAAACACCGTTACCCCTGGAACCTGTTAAACAAACTGATACCGAAGGTTTGGCCAGTGTTGCAACTGTTTCAATAGCTGCTATAGTTGCATAAGCTGCATTCTGTGAAGCATTTGCACCGTCAATGATTGCTGACATTTGATAGCCTGCTAAAAACAAAGCATCTAACTGAGTTTGGAGTGGTGTAATTGTATCAGTACAAACTGCCGGTAAATAAGCAGTAGTTGAATTATTTAACGTTGCTGTAAGTCCAAAGCAAAGACCAAGCATCTTAATTTTGTTTGCATAATCAGCCGTTGCAGAGCCTTTTAACAGGTTTGCAAAGGTCGATGAAGCTACATAAGTACTATATGCTGTTGCTGTAACTACTAACCAAAGTAAGGCCCCGTCCCCTGCTTCAGCATAGAATTCTGAAACTTGCTGGTAAACTGCCAGACCATTAGTCTTATCATAAGCATCAGTAATACCCATAACTGCCAGATCATCAACCGAAGTGAGTAGGTATAGTTTATCAAGTATTGTCCCAGTAACCCCCGAAGAAGCTCCGACTGCAATACCCTGACAAAACAAACCCATAACACCGTCTGAACTTAATGGAACTCCGGTCACCTGGTTAACTATGGTTGTATTAACTGTATGTCTCATGACTTGTTTTTTTATTCCGTTTTCTTTGCTGCTTCAATCAGGTCAATCAATTCCGGTTTTGTGGTGGTTTCAGGGAATTCGATTTCAAGTCCGATAGCTTCCAGTTTCAGATCGTCAAACTCTTTTTGATCTGCTTCAAATTCAATGATCTTTTTCGTAAGCCCTGAAACACCAATTTTATCAGAATAATCAATTCCCAAAGTATCAGCCCTGAGTTTCAATTCTGCTAATTCAGGTGAATCTGTTTTGGGTTCATCTGATTTGATTTCTTCATCTTCATCCTTTGGCATTTCAAAAATATCGGTTTTGTTTAGGCTTGCATTTGCTCCTTTTGCCTTATCTTCTTTCTGCTTTGCTGCATAGAACATATCAATAAGGTCTTCTATTGTTTTAGGAACATTGTTTTTTGTTATCAAAACCCTGAATTGAGCATCTTCAAGCGAATATGAAGCACGTTCCAGTCGTCTGTCGCTGCTTTCTAATGCTGTTTTTGTCCTACCATTTACTACTGTATCGGTATAAAGATTGCCATCCCCATGAACATAAACATCACCCTTAGTTTTTGCTAAGAATGCGATTTGTTTCAGATGGTTTAGATGTAATTGATCAAACATGATTTTTGTTATTTATTTTGTTTATTAAAAAGGTTTAAGGTTATTTATTTTTTATTTAATATTAAATTTTGCCCTGCATGTTATCTTCCCTGATACGGTACTTGTTGAACTTGTTACCATCTGTATTTTTAAATATCGGCCTTCCAGTATTGCAGAATCAGCCTTATCCCAAAATACCTGCCAACCTGTTGCGCTACAAGTTAATGCCTTTGTAAATGCTGCGTTAGTATATTTTTGCTTAACTGTTACCCATTCAGAGCTTGTTAAGGTTGTAGGTAGATTGTTTGCCTGGTAAAATGATATTGTAATTGTTGCAGTACCGGAAAGTCTTTTGTTCCAGTATAATTGCATGTAAGGGGCAATCTGATTTATGTGGGTAACCGGGAAAATATAAAAAGCTGAATCAGATACACAAAGTGAATCAACTGCATTTCCGGCAAACTGGATGTATTCGCCCTGATTGATATTTCGGATCGTTTGATAGCCTTTCGCCCTTAATCCGTAACCTTGTGAGAATGAAACAAAAGAGAAAATCGAAAGTAAGATAAAAATTGAAAGTAACTTTTTCATGATTCTGAAATTTAGATTTTAAATAACTTTTTATGTTGAAAATAAGCCGTCTGATAGTTAGTCATAACGGCTTAAGTCAATTGTTTAATTAAACTGTTGGTGAACCGTAAGAAAGAATTGCAAGTCCGTTTAAGTTCTTTCTCAAAGGAACGATACCCTGCCTGATGTCAGCACTCATCTTATAACCGTAGTTAGAAGGATCCTGAATCATGAAAATATCAAACTGTGCCAAGCCTCTACCAACTTGTGAAGGTAACAAACCTAACATTGCACTGACTGAGGTTGATGGAATTGTTCCTGCCGGGTCTTTAACACCTGTTACAGAACTTGATTCAGTTGCTGTGTCAATGATTCCAACTTTTGATCTTGATACAATCTTGGTGTTTGAAATACTCAATCTGTTTGGATCATTATCAGAATTGATGAACCTGGTTAATAATGATTTGGTATCAGGATCATTTTGGATTTGCAGATAAGCGGTTGGATCAGTGATCAGGATTGCTCCGGTTTTGTCAAGTTCAAAGTTTTGTTTTCTGTAAAGTTGTTCCAACCTTAGAACATCTTTATAAGCTGCTCCGGCTAATGCTCCGGTAAATGCTGTATTAAATATGAATGCTAAAGGATCAGATGCACCGGCAAGTGTGAACTGGCTCCCTGATGTAGCAATCTTTGAAGCTGTTGTAAGTAATGATAAAAGAGTGTAAATCATTTCATCATCCATTGTTGCATTGAGCTTATTGAATGCCTGTGCCCAGCCTGTTGCCATCGGGTCGGTAGCATATTGATGAATTTTGATAGGATTCCAAAGCATTGCAGGTAAGTAGTATTCCAACATCTTTAATGCTACGGTTGTATCATCATAGGTATAAGGTGCGGATGCGTTGGCTGCTGCTGCTGCTGCATAACTTTCATAAATCGTTGGATCAGCTCCTACGTTTGAAAAGATCAAACCCAGTGATTTATTGACCATATCAGCCGGGAAAAGAGTAATATCATTCTTCCAGTCGCCTGAAGGGAACAGGGCCGGTATTGCCATGCCGACAATCCATTGAATAACCAATAAGTCAGGAGTTGCAAGTGCATCTGCGCTGGTTCCTAACATGGTTATTGTTTTCATGGTATTGTCCTTGGTCATCATTTCAACTCTTTCAGATGAAAGCCTTTGAAGGATGTCATAAAAGCCATGACCGCCGGATGTTTTTTGCATTGGATCAGATCGGAATTGTTCGATCATGTTTCCGTTTACGTTTGGAATTGCCCTCAGTTTCTGCATCAAAGCCCTGTATCGTGGTTCTTCCCACAATGCTGCTGCTATTGTTGCATAATGCTGCAGGTCAGGTGCAACTCCCATTTTCACCATTTCGATGATTTTTGCACCTTCTTTGTCAGCTGCAAGTTTTTCAAACCTTAATGTAGGCATAGTTTTGACTTTTATATTTTCCGGCTTTGCTGCCAATGTAAGCGATTTGATTTCTGCCAGTGTTTTGAGCTGTGGCTTTTTCGGATCGGCTGTCAGTATTTCTACTTCCAGAATTGCTGATTCTGATGCTTTGAAGGCTTCCAGATAAGCTGTCTTAGCTTCGTCTGTGGCATTTTCCATTTCGGCTGCTGCTTTTAGTTCTGTCAAGCCTTCTGCCAGTTCCTGAGCTTTCAGGGTTGCTGCTTCGATCTTTTCAGCCTTTTCTTTTGCTGCCAGTTCGACTGCTGACAATTTACTTTTTTCAATATACTCAGTGATGAGTTTATTTACTTCGGTTTCGTTTTCAGCTTTCAAAGTTGCCTTTTCTTTTTCAAGAATTTCAGCTGTTAATTTTTGAATAGCTTCTGTATTTTCAGCTGTTAAGGTTGTTTTTTCTACTTTAAGAGCCTCAGAAACTAAAGTTTGAATCTGTGTAATTTGATCAGGAGTTAAATTTTCCATTTGATTTTTATTTAAATCATTAAATTTTGAACTAAGTTTTACTAAATTGTTGATTTCATCCTCACTATCATAAACCTTAACCGACAAATAAGCATTTGATTTTAATGCTTTCGGATCGGATGGTAATGTTACCAGCGAAACCTCGTACAAACCGAAATAAGTACATATTTTATTACCTGCTGAATCTAATTCATAAACAGGTACTTTCTTTCCGTCCTTGTCGGTTGTGAATTGTCCGGTAGTTTTATAGGTAGCAACTCCACCGATTGACAAACCATTTAAATAACCTGATTCGTACATTTCGCCCTTTTCGCATGATTCTTTTGTGATCCTGTGAAACTGTGGCATTCCTGTACCATCTGATTTATTTAAATCGGTAAGTTTTCCGAGAGGTGCTGCATCCCAGTTATGGTTGTCTAATAAAACTGGATTGGAATCAAAACGACTGTAATCAATAACGCTGAGAGGGATAACTGATCCTTGATCGTTCCTTCCACCACTTGCGTATTTTGCTCTTTCAGTCATTTAATTTAGTGTAATAATCGCTTCAAATTTATGTATGAATATTGCTTGCTTTTGAAAATTGAACGAAATCGTTTAAATTATTTAAATATCCTATAAACAGAAAAGCCCGTCTGATTGCTCAAACAGGCTTAACTGAACCTTAATAAATAAACAAAATGTACAAAACTTCGGGTACAAATTTACCGACTGTGAATTACTAATTTCATAAAATGAATTAAATCGTTTAATAAATTATTATATTTGCTGACTTTTCAATATGAATATTATGAATAAAATATACAATTCTGTTATATTCATAGAATGACTCCAAATCAACTCCAATCATTCAGGGAAGAAAGATCAAAATCATTAAGGCGGTTGCGTGAGAATTTGGATATAACTAAAAAGAAGTTAATCCAATTGTCAGGCTTAAGCTATCCGATAATCAATAGAATTGAATCCGGTTGTGAGGGATGGTCTGTTGATTCTGAAATAATCTATACAGAATCTTTGAGGCAATACGAAAATAAGAGAGTTTGGAATAAAGCGAGGGTTAATTAAATTATTACTTGGTTTGTTTCAGCCACCCCTTTATATTCAAATGGTACTTTTATTAAAGTCATTGTGCATTCAACTAATTGCGTTTTAGCGCTTACTTTAATTATTAAATCAGAACAGTTCATTATTTGTGTTCCGGTTGCTTCATCGATGATCTTTGTTCCTAAACTTGTACCATCGGAGATAATTTTAATTTTCATAGCTTTATTTTGTTATATCATTAATCCCTTTCAAAACTTCCTTTGTTTCCTGAACATTTGAAGTACTGAGGTCAAAAGCAATTGAATCCAAATTGATTCTATAGCCTTTTATCATTCCATCTTCGTCCAATGCATCCGGTTGTGTAATTGAACTGAGGGTGAATTTAAACCCATAATCAATTCTGATCTGCGACATTTCCTTTGTTTTCCATTTGCCAATAGTAAAATGCTTGCGGATTTTGTCAATCGGAAACTGCAAAGAGAATGAATCTATCTCAGTTGTTTCGGAATAATAGTAGCTATTTAATGAGATAAGCCATTCCATACGGGTAACACCACCGATAACCTGACCTGAGTCTTGTCCGTCCTGAATATCGACTATGATTAACGGCATGGCATAGCTTAATATATCTGCTGACTTGTAATCAGTCTTAAATATGATCGTTCCCTGATCTGATTTGAGCAGTGCGGAACATTCCTTGACTACTGCTGTAATGATTTCAGCGGTCATTGAATCACCTGGTTTGACTTCGTGTAAGAGTTCCATGATTATATTGTTTCCTTTTTAATTTCCCTTTCCAATTCCAAATTTACCAACTTTCTTATCTTCAAAGTACCATTACATTGTGGACAAACTCCTTTTAATTCGTTTGCATCCATTCGAGTACAAGGACAATCTACCCATAATTCAGTATCGGTACACATTTCATTTTTCTAATTTCTTTAACATCTCAAGCAATAATTTAACTGCCTTATCTCCCATTTCTTTAATATCTTCCGATTCCTCTTTAAATTTAATATCTGAGAGTTTATTGAAATATATGTTAATGGTTTTAGGTTCATTTTCTCTTTTTTTTTGTTCAATATAATCATTAACATTAGGAGCTCCATAAGTAGCCGGTATTTTTTTAACCGTTGTATGATTTAACATATATTTTAATCTTGCTCTTTTTTCTTTTGCTATTTCTGATCTGGTTAATAACCAAACGACAATAAAAAAGAAAACAAATTCAAGTGTTGCAATTAAAAGCCAAAGAGCAGGATTATTAAAAAAATCTTTCATCTCACTATTTTTTAAACATTTTCAAAGCTTTATCAAATTCCTGATTAAATTCTTTTACGATCATTGTTCTGATTTTCACAGGCATTGGATCGTTACCGGCTGGGATAAACTGCCTTTTAGGCATCTTAATATCATGAGCTCCGATATTAACTTTTTGCCCGTGAGTTGCTTTTGCTTCACTTGAGAATCTTTTGCCATTAAAAAACAATTTTACTCCCTTTCTTGCATTTTGATGAATCGTTAAGCCTTCATTATGAGTTCTGGCATAAGGTACTAAAGTCGTATCTGATCCAATAAATACTCCGTTTCCTTCAACTTTAAATCTGATAGACCTAAATAACCGCCTTGTTTGTAGTAATAATGGGTGATTTGCATTAAACCTGCTTCCCTTATAACGACCTGATTCGCCTTTGCCACGACCTGCCATGTAAGCCTTATTTGTTGTGGGCTTGCGTTTCTTCCAATGCCCAAAGCCAAAATAAGACTGAGTTTCGAAGTTATTTTTAACCAACTTAACTGATTCAATACCGATCAAACGAGGTAAGTCTTTTTTAATAGCCTTTTGAACCTCTTTTGTTGAGGCTGCAAAATCTCGTTGAAATTGTTGGAGGGATTTCATACTGCTTTGAAATTATGAACTAATTGAGGTTTATTAAATCCAAAGATACAATAATAATCAAGCAGTCCGGGTCGGTCTTCTAAAATATAAGTAATTGTAATAACCAAAGCATCACCTGAATATGAATTATGAAGTGCATCATATTCCCTCAAAAAACAAGTATCTCCAACCTGATAATCTCTATCATTCCTTCTTAACTCAAATTGTTTCATTCCGATTTTAACTTGCTCAAAAAAAGGTTGTTGGAGTTTTAATATATGCGGTGTTTTTATTGTCATATCAAAGGCACCCCCACCCTATATTTATTAGCTTGCGTTTTTGTAACCAGAAAAGCATCTGTGATTTGTCCGTCTTTGGTTTGAACAACATAACAAAGATCACCAAAAAGAATGTAATTTCTTAAAACTATTCTTTGCTTTTTATCTCCCCAACCGGACCAAATCTCATCCGGATTATGAATTGCTTCGGGTATTAGTTCAAATCCCCTGGGATGCTTTTGTATCTCGTGAAATCCATTATCAGTAAACCGGACATTGGTCATAGTTCGATTGTTCTGGATGATCGTATCTCCTTCATTATTGACTGTATATCGGTCTTTCCAAACATGAACCAACTCAAGTAATTGAGTATGGGAACGTGTCGGATCGATCTGTGATTTCTTGATCATTGTTTTGGAATTAAATTCATATTTCGGTCATTGAACTCTTTGATTGCCAGTAATACGATACCTGAAAGGAATTTAACCCTTTTAACCGGCATAAGTTTTTCTAACAACTCCCTTTCTTCTTTCGGGATTCTGATACTGTGTACATCTTCTTGTTTTGGCATAGTTTTGTTTATTTTATTCAATTACAAATGTAGTATAAAAATATCGAATTTGATCTTATTTTAATAAAATTTTATTGTACACAAACATAATAAACCCATCCTGACATTCATAGCTTTCGAAGTTCTGTATTGTTTTTAATGAACAGTTACAAAACTTAGCCATTTCTGACTGCGTAAATTTTTGCTTACGGATTTTCATAAGTACCTGAATTTGCGTAAAAAAGTTCGCATCGTATTCGAGTCTAAGTCTTTGGTAGTCCATATTATTTAATTAAGTCGTATATATACAAGATTATGCACTATTGCACACGAAATCCCACACACACTTTGCTCTCTCAACGGTGCAAACAGAGTGTTTACACCATATCGCAAAGCCCCTGCAACAGTCCGCCTGAGTACAGGCTGCATAACACCGTACATACACAATACCTTCATATCTTCGTAGTTCATTTTGTAGGTTATTTCTCGTTATTTTTAAAACTTTCCCTCGCTTCTTGCAGTTTTTTACAAAACTGATCGATTGCATCATAGATAATGTAAGCCAGTTCGGGTACTATTGCATTTCCGTATCCTTTAATTGATTCGTTTCTATGCTTTGAAAAGGTAATTCCAACCAGTTTGGAGGAAATCCCATCATTTCGGCTACAAATCGGGGATTGAGTAGGGAAGTTTGACCATCTATCTTGTTCCGAATTACCGTTTCTAAATTCTCCTGCTTTCCGTTCCGATTCTTTCCCATATATCCTGTTTTTCCTGATGCTGCATCTGGTGTCGGTAACATATTTGTCATTATGTAGGTCTGTAAATCCATTCCTCCCTGTCCGTGTATTCCTGGACTGTTTGAGTTTTGTTTTTTCGGTGTCGGTAATAATTTTGCTTGTAGGCAAGTTCCTCCCTGTTTGAATTGTGTTCCTTGTTGGTGTGATGTTGGTGTTGGAAGTAAATCTGTTTTCATAAATCCGGTTTTTCCATTGTTGCATACCTTCAATCCCTGAGTTTGTATTGTAGGCAACAAACCAAACTCTTTCTCGTTTGTGTGGCGCATCAATGGCACAAGCTGGAAGAATAACCGGTTGTACTTGGTAGCCCTCATTTTCCAAATCAACTTGCACTTGGTTGAATACCATACCTCCATTCCAATTAACAAGTCCATAAACATTTTCCCCCACAACGAACATTGGTTGAATTTCTCGTATTGTTCTAAGCATTTCCGGCCAGAGATGGCGAGGATCTTCTTTGCCTTCTCTTTTTCCGGATATGCTATACGGTTGGCATGGGAATCCACCTGTAAGGATGATTGGTTCGTTTCTCCAGCCTTTTCCGAATCGTTTTGAAAGTTCAATGTTAATTGTGTCATAAGTAAGTGTTTTTATATCTCCATGATGGTAAGCATCTGGAAAGTAATAATTTAATACGGTATTGCAAAAGTCGTTTATTTCGCAGGTTACAATGGTGTTCCATCCTTTCCATGATGCGGCAAGTTCAAAACCACCAATACCAGAAAATAAACCAATATGAATCATAAAATCCCTCCTAAAGTTTTAAAAATAACTCTTTCTTTCATCTATCTTCTGCTCGTTTGTACTGTGTATGTACGTGATCGTTATAAACAAGCTGCCCCTGCTTCAATCCCTTATTATGCAGCCCTGCAAACATCATATACACGCCCATGTATATGCTATTGGCTGCATAATTCAGCCAGTTTATAACACCAAACATAAATAATACTCTGTTCATAGCTTCTATGCTTATTCAGGTTTAATAAAAAATTTACCCTTGCTTCATTAAGATCGGAGTTTGTTTTTAATAAAATCCATTGTATTTATTACAACATTAGCCTTCCAATCAAAACTATCTTCATTAACCTTACTCAATGCTTGTTTAACACATTTATCGTTTATAATCTCGTTTGTATCTCCTTCGATATACTCTATTTCAACTGGCACTTCTTTTGAAATTATTACTGTAAAATTTACTTTTTTCATGATTATGGTATTTTAGTGTTAATAAACTTTTCAACTGGATCATCTATCCAATAAAATTCAGGGAATTTTTTTTGCATCCTGATTTGTCTGTGTCCGCATCGTTTACATTCTCGTTTATTACTGAGTATATCAGGTTTGGGTTTTAGAATGTAAATATGTCCTAATAATCTACAAATTAGGAGATAATACCCTTGCTTTAAATTTTTTATTCTCATATCATTTATCAAGTTATATTCTTAATTAGTCGTACTATTCATGTTCGGATACCGTTATAAACAAGCGGTGGAGTAGCTTCTATTTAAGTTCATCGGTAATTTGATGAAAAATAAAAAATGCCCCTCCCGCTTCTGTTTTTTCAAAACAGTTTGTGTTTTAACTCTCTAATTCTATTCATAGTTATATCTAAATTTTTAGGTTCATTTTCAAAAGAAATCCAATTTCTGTTTAATATTTCACAAGCAATACATTCACTTCCACTACCTGCAAATGGTATCAACACATTATCGTTTTCATTACTACTTGCTTTTATTATCCTATGGCAAATGTCTTGCGGTTTTTGTGTCGGGTGTCCGTATCTGATTTTATCGGGAGTAAAGCCCCAAACATCTGTTGTTGCCATTGGTAGGTTAAATTTAAAAGCAACGTCCTCATAATCCATTTGGAATTGTCCAGTTATACTTTGTAGTTTTGAGTAATGCTCTTTTGTTGGCATCTGCCATTGTGCAAATCCCCAAAAATGACAAAGTAACCCACCCCCCTTAATACTCAATCCCATCTCTGCTCTTAATGATTTATCCGTTATTCCTTTAGCTTTGCATTTCTTCCATTCTGCCCTCAAATATTCGCCTGTTTTATGGTTTCCGTTTGTAGATTGTTTATTATAAAACAATAAATATTCACTTGCAGATGGAAACATTTGTAATTTATCGCTTGTTCTGCCAGCTATACTTTTTATTCCTTTATCAAGTGTTATATTTTGTCTAAAATTCAATTGCTTATCAAATATCAATACTTTTTGTTTGCTCAAAATATCAAAGTTTCCATAGCAATAAAAAGAGCCAGTATCTTTTAAAACTCTTACGCACTCATTAAACCATAGTTTACACCAGTTTAAATAGTTATCTTCTGTTTTCCATTGCTTATCCCAATTTTCATTTATTGCTTTGTAATATGGTGGGTCTGCAATTATCAAATCTTGGCTTTTATCTGTTATTTGTTTTAATCCGTCAATAACATCAATTAAAAAAGCCCCACGCTTCGCATTTTTTATTTTTTGTGCTTCGTTGGTAGTTTTATCGGTACAATCCGCCAGTGTATAACACGTGCTATAATCAATAGCGGGTTCGCTGGTTATTTGAAGTTCTGTATCTCGTTCAATCATTTGTTCTATTTTGAAAGTTTATCACTCGTAATCCGCTACTGCTCATAGCACCATCCGTTATATGCCATTGCACACAATCCCTCGCTTCAGTTTTTGCCCTCGCAACGGTGCAAGCCAATCGCTTACACCATAGGGCAAAAACCCCTGCAACGGTTCGGGCGATTACGCCCCATATAACACAGGGCATAAAGCATTTTGCAGAGCATCTATTTTCGGTCTGTGGGTTAATCATTTTTTCTTTAATTTTTCCCTACGCTTCTAAGAGTTCAGGGTTTTCAAAAGCATTGCCAATAATAATACAATTTGATTCAAACCAACTAACATTTTGTTCGTCTGATAAAGATTCAAGCGGATAAGGATGTTCTGCTTTTAGGGTTGATGGAAAAGCAGGAATAGACATTGCAAAACCACCACTAACGGGATAGCAACGGTAAATATTTCCATTATCGTCCTCAAATAAATCTTGCGAATACATATCTCTCCCGTTCTTATCCCTTAATCCAGTAAATTGCCTCAAAATACCATTTTCACCATCCACATAAAGCGAAAAATATTTCTCCTTTGGTGCTCTTTCTACGGTTATCGTCAAAGCACTGCCATCATCACCAAATCGAATACAGGATACGCCATACATTTGTTTTTGTACTACATCCCAAAGTTTAAATTTTAATTTCATGGTTTTTATATTTATTCGTTAGTAAAAGAATCATCCTTTAACCATAATTGGAACAAATCGTCCTCTGAAAAATTCCCACGTTCAGGTTCGTCAATATAAATAAACCTGTTCATCATTTCTTCAAAATTCCTTTGTACATATTCAGCAAATGATAATGCCTGATATGCTGTCATTTTGTGTACTTTCATAACTTTGTTTTTTATTTGTGGCAAATTCGCCATAATTAGAAATTGTTAAAAATCCTTGCTTAAAAAATTATTAAAATCCTATTCGTTTTCATACCATAGTTCTATTTGCACTGTTCATGCCCTTGATCGTTATACGTCAGTTTGTTTTCCCTCCCACCACTCACCCAAATCGTAGTAAAATTCGTGTTCAGGATGGTCTTTAAAGAACCTTTCCAAATCAATTTCACACATACAGCAATTTATAAATTCTTCATTGCCATCCCATCCATATAATTTAGCATCAACTTTAAATCGTTCCTGAAATTGTTTTATGCTCATTACATCAGGTTCTTTTTCAAATCTTATTGAATCACACATATTTTTATTTTTTTAAGTTTATCTCAACGCACACAAACCGAAAAGAAACCCTACGCTTCTCGCTGGGGAGGAATTAGCCTGTATTTATAAATAATTTCCATATCTTTATCAGAGAGTATTTTTCCAATTCCAGCAATATTCCAAAAATCTGATAAATTATGGTATTCTGCTATTCTCCACTTTTTATCATAATACACCCAATAATAGCCTGCTTGTCTTTTAAGTTTTTCCATATAATTATTTTAAAGGGTATCCACAAATACGACATCTGTTATTTTTTATTTCTATTGCCCAGTGTTTTTTAGTACACATACATAATCCTTTCCCAAGCGCATCCCATTTGTCAGCTTTTGGTTTGTGAATAGATTCTGTTTGTTCGCCATCTTCGTCTAATGGTGTCCATGCAATCACATTTTCGTCAAAAGCATCATTCGGTTGGTCATCATAACAAAATATACCATCTTCAAATTTTGCTATTTGATAACCAGAATCACACCAATTTGGACAACGGCAAATAATCATAATTCCTTCTTCTGGTTTTTTTTCTCTTCCGAAATACATAATTTTAAATTTTAAAGTGTTTATAATAAGTTACTTAATAATAATTGCCAGCCCATATTCGATCAATCTCAGCTGCACAAAAAGCACCTGCAATTGCCAATCTTTGAATATATGGTTTTGCAGCCATTTTTTTACAGATTTCATCATCCCAATGATGAGGGAAATCTTTATAATCACATGTTTCTTTGTGTTTAATAAGTGCCATTGCTGCTACTCGCAATTCGCATTGAGAATTGAATTTTAAATCATAAAGGATAGTTCGATTATGCTTTACAATTTGTTCTGCTCTTTCATTAGCAATTAGAATAATTCCGTGTTGTTTTTCCATTTTATTATTTTTTTAAAATTTATGTGAAATAGAACTTCCATTACTCATTACATATTCATCCCATAATTGCATGACATTTCTGCCAGCAATAACCTGTTCACAACACCATACTTTAAAATCCTTTGCTGCTCGTTTTGCATATTCTTCTCCCATTTCTATTAACGTATCACTATTGAGTATAGCAATATCGTTATCATCATACCCCATTCTATTCAGGTGTTTTTTAAAAGTTAAGTTTTTCATAATTTTTATTTGTTATTAAAGTTAAAAATCCCTCCTAAAGTTTTGAAAATAACTCTTTCAATCATCTATCTACTACTCATTTGTACTGTGCTTGCCCTTGATCGTTACAGTGCAATCCGCTTCATGGTTTTAATTGATTTAGGAATCGTTCTGCTGCAAAGTCTAAGTAATCTAAATTGACATCAGCAAATTCCTTCTTCAATTCTTTTATAAAATCAATTAAAACATTACGCTCTACGTGTGAATCGCCTAATTTTTTAAGGTCTTTAGTACATTTACGAAGCTGCTTTGTCCAAGCATATAACGTTCTGCGTTCTTTGAAATCCCTAAATGCCTCATACGATTTTTTCTCATAGTTAGCAGCTTCTTTTTCCCATTTTTCAATCAAGTTATCAATCTCTTTCATATTTTAGTTTTTATAAGTTAAAAAATCATTCTCCTTTCACACTATTGCACTGTAACGGCCTTCGGGTAAGCCACCGCTATAAGTTGCGATTTTACCCCTATCACGTGATGGGTGCAGGCTGTAACATCGGGTAAAAGCAAGTTTGAGGTTACTCAAAGTATCGCAACTTAACATCAGTTTTGTTTTACTTATTTTAAAGAATTTTCCCACCGCACCCAATTTTTTTCAAAATTGTTAGGCATTAGCCATCACATCTGAAACACCATCCATGAGAATTTAACGGTCTGCCACATGAACAATATTCAATATTCCCTTTGTGGTCATAATCATAGTCCTTGTTTTTCATCTGTTCTATTTTTCTATGATCGTCTAATTCTTCTTTGTATTTTTCAATTTCAAATTGATCTGTTAATTCTTTCATTTTCGTTCTATTTAATCAGTTAAAGTAAAATTGTTCCAATTTTTTATCCATATAAAATTCATTAAAAACGTAACACAAACCTGCTCTTACCCGAAGGCCGTTATAAGAAAGCCGTAAGAGCCTCGTAGTTCTTTACAACCTCCTTAAATCTTTCAGGTGATATTATATTCGCAGTCCACTTCAATTCTCCAAATTCATCCCACTCGCTCGTATAAATCATAATTCTCCCGTTGTCAATTTCTGCATCAAACGGCCTTCTTATAACATCAGCCTTATTCAATGCGGGGTTTGTGCTGTTTTCAACTTTTGTGCTTTCCATAAACTTTTGTCTTTAAATGTAAGTTAGTACTATTAAGCCCGCACTAAATAAGGCTGTAACCGTTCGGGTTAATCCGCTTCGTGTTCATAAATGCTTAATTTAGAGGTTTGTTACAGAAGGTACAGGTTTCAATTCTATTTCGAAATTCAGTCCTGTGTATTTGTATACATTCGCATTTATTCTCATCTCGCTTAACGGATGAATCGTCTGATTTTTTGAGTTTAATAATAAATATCTCATCTTTTATGAAAAGATATATTCCGTAAGGAAGTACTAATAAGCAAAAAACAACATAACTAATAATTCTCTTTAACATAATTTTGTAATTTATACGTTCATTAAATATTGAAAAATCATTCTCCTTTCATCCTGATTAACCCGAATGGGATCGAGGATAACACACTTATAAAGTTAGCGTTTACACGAAGCGCACTAACCCGAACAAAGGATAGGTGCGATACACTGTGTACTGCATAGTGTGTTAGGTGCTCTCTTTCAGTGTGAGTACACACTGAACCGCACCTATCCTCGATCCCATTACAGCCAACACCCATCCCCTCTGCAAAATCGGTTATGATTACATCTACTACTATCCATAATTGATTTATAAACATTACAAATGTAATATAATTATCATTAAAAAGTCCAAAAAAGATAAATTATTTTTTACTCCATTCCAAACATCCTGAAATCAGCATCATTAGCTGTTCCAAGTGATTGAAAATATGTGTTGTCATTTGGCATCGGCCCCTGAATAGCAGGATTGTATCTGAAATCTTCAGCAACATAAGGTTTGCCTGTATCCGGGTTTGTTTTATCGAGATAATCAGATCCCTGAGAAACAGTATATCCCTTTTCTGATATTTCCTGATCATCGATAGGATCGGCACTGCAACCGCAATTATAATGGATACTTGGATAACATGAATCCCCTTCTGGATCACCAATCCTGAAAATTTGACCATTTAATGCAGCACATTCCGCACATTCATTCTCATCTGCATCCTCTACAAATTGCCAATAAGGATATAAGTCTTTATTATCCATCAAATCCTGAAATGCTTCGCCTTGTACGACCTGATTAGCACAATTATCATACTCGGTTCTTAACCAGGTATTATTTATCGTTTCTGTCGCTTCTTTTGAGAGCTTTAGAACTTCACTAAATCCCCTTATTTCTTTCTGTTCATTAAAGATATTGGATTGAATAAGGCTTGCTTCCGTTCTTGCTTTAGCTGCTGCAAATTGAGAAATATTTAATAAATACCGTTCATTTAAAGCAGTATCTCCCATCTTTTCAAACCTTGATTTGAATTTCTTATTATTTAATAATGGTTCAATAAGTTTTTTTCGATAGGCATCATAAACCGGCTTGTAAATCAGTTTTGCTTTTGGGTGATCGTATAAGAATTGCGTTTCCTGTTCTGTCAGGGTTACAGGGATAACTCCTAAAGGCTTTTGATCTGATTTTAAATGATCATGATTATGGTCATGGACCGGACTAATCAGAATTTTTTTTTTAAACTACTGAAGAAACTCTTTTTGTGAGCTGCTTTTGTTTCTGATTCTAATTCTGGTATGATATCAGGTATTTGTGATGGTGGTATTTCTTCAAAATCCGATGGAAGGATGCCATTATTGATAAAGAACTCGTCTGTCAATCTACGGCCATTCTCCAACATTGTAGCACTCAATAGCTTTATTTCATCCATTGTGAGCTTCTTTGTCCTGTCAGTTGAGTATTGCAGATCATTTGGAAGGTTCCTGTAAAATAATGATATTTTTGGGAGGAAATCAGTATTTAAAACCGAAATAATATAAGCTATTTTGCTTTCAATAACTGCATCAAACTTACGTTCTTGTACTTCTCCAAGTCCTTTTGTGCCAAATTTACCAGATTCTGCTGTTAAGGTGCCACCTAAAACCATTTGTAAAATACCGGCTTCGAAATCCTTGATCAGTTCCTGGAATATCTTATGCATATTCATGTTGGACTTATTGTCTGTAAAGTCTATAATTACTGACTTTTGGATATTGCCCTGATAATCTACTGAATAAGGATATACAAATCCCTTTGAAGGATCCGGGTTTGCTGCCAGTTTTTCAGCTTCCAATCTTGCAGGGTTAAACTCATTTCCATTTGCATCAATCTTTGTTTCTGATTGTGGATAACCGACCTGCATAATTGGTATTGCAGCCTTTCGACCCGCTGCACCCCAGTTCATTAAAGCATTATTGATCTGAATAAATGATCTTGCTATTGGTTGCATCCAACCCAGAAAGTTCTCAGTGTTTGTTGAAGGCTGTATAAATAATAAATTTGCAGCTTCATCAAAATTCATACCTGTTGAAAATACAAATGTCGATTCTTTCAACATTCTGTTAATTGGATCAATCACCGAAATAGGATATTTATAAATTTTACCACCTAAAGGATCAAAATTCAGTCCGGTAAATCCCCAAAAATAAGCATATACTATTTCACGTATTAACTGCCTTTGATATGGTTGTGAACAAAGCTCATTTGTCCACTCATCATCCTTTTCACCTGATTTATGAACCATAAAAAATTCAACCCTGTCAACTGCTGCTCCGATAGCCTCAAATACTGATTGAACAAATGGTGATGATTGAAATACCCATGTAATCAAAGTGTCCCATTGTAAAGTATAACCCTGTTTAAGTACCTGGTCTGATGCTAGTCTACATTTCGTTATGTCCCATTCCTGTAAGTAGTTGGAAGGGAACATTTGACTGATAACATCCAAGCCAACTGACTTTGGAAGTACCCAGTTAGATACAGATTGAGTTGCTCCGGTTGCCGGTACTGATTGAGGATTACCAAGTCCCCAGCCTCCGCCTTGTGTTTTAAGCCTTACTAATTCTTTAGCTACTTCGGTCAAATATTGATCTTCAGATAATGTTTTTAGTTTTTTTGCCATTATCCGAGTGTATTAAATGATGAATCAATGAGGCCTGAACTTGATAACTTAGCTTCGGGTGCCTGTTCTACTTTAATAGATTTTTGACCGATATTGACCTCATGGATGTATTTGTCAGCCCAGGTAAAAGAATCATTGAGTTTTTCGCTGTCATGTTGAATTCCTGCCAAAATGTTTCTGATTGCCAGTATTGAAATGAGCTTAATACAAAGATTTGCACGTGCTGTTCCGGTCTTAGTTAGTTCTGATGCTGTATCATATTTGGAATTTAAAGCTCCTGTAAACTCATCATAAGCGAAGTTGGCGCCTTGTTGTAATGAATTGTTATCTCTATCGTATTGAGTAGTTAATAATTGACCAGGGCAAAACTGCAAAATATCATTCCCGGTTAAATAACCGAGATTTAATACTTTTAATTGGTCAATTGTCATAACAGGATTTTGGGCAAATATACAATCAAAAATCCGAAATGTATAAAAAATTTATAAAGGTTTGGAATTTACCCGATATTCCCCTGATTAGTTCGGGTTATTACAGAAACTCCACCAACTAAAACCCTGCTGTTACGTTGACTGTATTCCTGCCATTCTGCTTGGAGTATAGTTGTAACCATGTAGCGGATGAGGTCTGTGTAATGCCCTATTGGCTCATAACTGATACCTGTTTGTGGGTTTTTGACCTTCTTTTTTTCCATCGTTCCGTCTGGCAATTGCTTTGCCATGATATAATCATCTATTGAGATTTTGCAACTATCACCAATCACAATTGACCAACCTTTGTAAGTAAATTCAAATATTTCATTGATAAAATCAGCACTCAAAGCAACCATAGGATTAGACCGGCCTACTTTATTTTGTACCCTGAATTTATTAACCTGCAATGTTTCAATGAACTTTTGAAAGAATGAAGCATTGTTAATATCTACCGTACTTCGATTTGTAGCTGAAGCATCGCCATAAACATAAAGCACGTTGGTATAATTCAGTCTTTGTAAGTATTTAACGACTAATAAAGCAGCCTTTTGAGCATTATTATCTGGTGCCTTTGCCGGTATTTCATGAATCTGTTTAAGCTCTTTTTTTTGTATATCAATTTGCCAAACTGCAACCGCACAATAAGGATCATTGTTGTTATCTACACAAACATGAATAGTAGTTGCAGGATCATAGGCTAACGGCCTGACATGGTTTATTTCATTGAATTGTGGCAAGAACTCTGATCCGGTTCGCATTACTCCACGTTCACCATCTGCATAAATACGGTATAAGTTTGGATGATATTGTTTATCATAAGCGAAGTCATCAAGAATGTTCTGATCCACAAATCCACCTTTGCCTGATGGATGTCCGACTATCCAATAGTTATCTCTATAAGTTACTTTTATCCAAATCGAATTCCCTTTTTTATTGATCCGTTTAAATGAATGTTCCGGGTCTAATGAGTTGTATTTTGTACCGGTCCCGTCAATAGTTAGTGGTAAATCTTCCCAAACATCCATATCTAACCAGTTTTCATACTGCCATAACTTAGCACTGATAGGATTCCAGTCACAAATAAACTTCTGGTTTGGTCTACCTCTTAATCGTTTTCTTTGTTGTGAAAAATGATCTTCAAGGAACTGGCTCCATTCGTTATTCCATACAACATTGAATTTTTCAATACCTTTGATGTTTTCAACATTATCAAGACCTCTGAAACGGACTATTGCACTGTTTTGAGTGGATTTCATTAAATCCTGTTGAAAAGTCCAAAAGTAGTTAGTAAATCCCAGATTCTCATTAACCAATTGGAAGGAACTATAAACAGAATCTTTTAAATCTACGTGCTGACGTCTGAAAACTACTGATGAGTAATTATGCTCAAGTTGATCGACTGATAGAGCTTGTGCAATTGCGTAAGTTTTTGAGCCGGATGCTCCACCTTCTAAAAAAATATACCTGATTGCAGTATCCCTCAAGGCTGCTTTAACATGAAAATAAAGAGGGTTGAATGATCTGGCAGTAATTACCGGAATTTGTTCATTCATTTTTAGTGAGGTGTAACTGAAATATCTAAATAATATTGACCATCGACATAATTATTCCATGCACCGCTTCGATTAAGATTTATGACATAATTTCTTCTCATTCCAGGAAGTGTTGAAAACAAATAATGAGAAAGTTGATCGCATTTAAACCCTGTTAAATATTCGTGCATTTCTTGAATCATTTCAAATTCAGGTTTAGGAATATCAATCCATGGAATAGCAATTAAATCCATATCACGATTTAATGAGCCATGTAATACCAGATTGTACCCATATTTTAAAGCGATTGTTTTTAACGGTTCAAACAAATAAGCATAGAAAGAAGGTTTGACATGAATCGGCTTTGTTACTTTTTTCTTATTCATTTGATAATCTTTTGTTTATGAAAACTCTAAAATTGAACAAACCGCATTTCTAGGGTTTAAATGATGTTTTTATTCTTTATCTTCAGGATCAACCTGTAAGCCAAATACAAGTTTTTTACCGCCTGATGTTAAATCAAGTTTTTCAGCTTCATTATATCCTAACATCTTGCAAATTGATTCAAGAGCCTTTTGTTTGTCGAATAGTTTAATCTTAACATATTCAACGGTTATCGGTTTTTTATCCTGTGGATGTTCAGGATCGAACTCAAACTCTGTTCTGATCTTTGTATCAATACTTTCAATAGCTGCTTTCTGATCATCTGTGAGAGCCTCAAAATCCTTTCTTTCAATCCAAGTATTATGAAGGTTTGCGATGGAAGAAAATGCTAATTTAGCATATTCATTAACGACTTTTAACCGGCTTATCCCTGCTAATTTACCTAAGTCTTTTTGAATTTCTTCAATGTAGGCTTTGATATTAGGTTTTATTAGGTTTTCACATGCAATTACTGCTGCTGTATTTTCGCTATAACCTGCTTTAATTGCTGCTCTTGTACCGTTCCAATCCAAAATATATTCTCGACAAAATATCTTTTGTTTTTCTGTGAGCTCATTTAATTCAGGTTTATTTTCTTCCATAATCTTAAAATAACGATGTTTGTACATATCCTGAATCCTTAACTGCAATTTCTTTCTTATTTGGCAGTTCTTCTATTGTTAATCCTGTCTTATCCATTAACCAGCGTGCTACTAAATGTCTGTGGCAAAACTTTTCAGGGCTTTCATAACAAACAAGTGCAATATCATTTCCGCCTCCGATTGAGTGCAAATCCTTTAAAACCTGATCAGGATTTATCAGGTTCAACATTTCTGCAAATAGCTGTTTATATTGGTTTTGATCTGTTTTCAACAATTCCGGCTTTGGAGCTAATAATTTGTAGCTTAATCCTGTGTAGAATTTCGGTTCAAATGCAACAATAGCAATAGAAATAAGCCCTTGTGAATGGATTTCTTTCATGTTTGCGAAATATGAAGTCCAGATTTTCATTTTAATCTTTTTTCATTTTCTTCTGTTCTTTGCCTCAATGCCTTTCTCATGCTGTCAATTATTGCTTTGTCATGATTAAATTGTTCGAGTGCCTTAATCCTGCTTTCAAGTTGTGGAATAGTCTTAACGTTGTTTATTGTTGAAGGGATTAACCTAACAGTATTAAAAAGCCAAATTGTAGCACCTGTTAGAACTATTCTGAATCCCCAGGCAATCCATGAGTGAATACCATCTTTAAATGATTCTTGAAGAAAGTTCTTTGTTGCTGATTTTAGCTTTTGCCCTGTCATTATATTGTGGCTTCAAATGATTCTTTAGGTTCTTGATATAAGATTTGAAACAAATATCCATCAGTATCGGTTGTTGTCGGGGTAATGATTGGTAATGCTTCGGGTTTTGTGATCTTTTGGCAACTTAAACAAAAAAGGTTATTATCTCGCATTTCTACAAGTTCGGTTGAATTACAATATTTACAGCGTTCTATTGTCATTTGCCCTTTTTAGCTAATTGATGATCAATATGTAATAATCCTGCCTGATCCCCTTTACAAAGTTCGATCTGTTTACGGACCTGATCGGCAAAATTGATTTCTTTGATCTGGTTGTTTGCAAAATAATTTAACATTTTCAGGCATCCGTAGTCTTTTACTTCGATTGCCTTGTCAATTATCTCATTTATTGCATCCTTGATCAGTTTTTCACGTTCTACAATAGCAACAAACATACTCAATAAGTCTTGAGGAGGTTCATAACCCTCAATAGGATCATATCCAACCTGATCACCATGAAGCTCTATGAATGCTGAGAACTTCGCTGAATGGGTTTGCTCTTCCTTCGCCTGTTTTAAAAGACATGAAGCAAATCCAGGATAACCGAACTGTGTTGCTACGGTTGCCATTGCCCTGTATATTTGACTTGATGCTGTTTCAAGCTGAACTTCTCGGTTAAACAGTGCTAATAAATCGGGATTCATTTTAATTTCTGACATATGATTTTGTTTTTAATTCAGGCTCAAATATAAGTCAATTTGTAGTTATTTTCGTAAATAATTATCAATAATTGATTTTGTATAATCAAATCCACAACAAAATTGAGCCTTAAATCCCTTTTCATTCAATCTATTCAATATTTCGTTCTGTTCCTGAATATGTTTTTCTTTTGACAAGGATCCGTCTTTGAGATAAATTGATTCAGCTTTCAGTTCCAGGCACAAAGCATGATAATTACCAGAAGGCTCAAGTATTACTAAGTCTGGTAATGCCTTGCCTGATCTGAGTGCTTTTAGTTGCATTGCTACTCCGATACTGACTTTGAGCCCTGAACATTCAGAAAGAAAGATCACTGAGGGGTATTGCATTTTTAAATAAGTGCAAATTTGCTTTTGCAGGTGTGCTTCTGGTTTTTTCATGGTTTAAATAAATTAAAATCCCTGTTTACACAATTGGAATATATTCCATTCATAAGATTTCTGTCATCAACGCCAATCGCTTTTAAAAATGAATCTTTGAAATAAATATGAGTTTTGATATTAGTAATACACCATAACCAAAATTCTTGTAACTCTCTTGAATTGTATTTTTGCCCACTATTCAGACCGATTTTGAATAAATCCACATATTCCAAAGACTGTTCAATCATTTTTTGTGAGCTTTCAATGTCAATAATCGGTTCAATACTAGCAAAGGTTTTGAACCCATCATCATGCAACCATTTTAAACCAGATATCCTTTCTTTATTCGTTGCTGCATTTGGTTCAAGATCATCAAGCCCGGTCAATGTATTGCCTATTGCAATAAGATTTTTATATTTATTATGATATGCCAAATTAACCCAGTTATGCATCGTAAATCCTGTTATTTTACTTTTGGTTAATATCTTTACAGGAATATCATAAACCATACAAATATGGATAGCTTTTATTGTTAATCTATATGTTTCTTTTAATGCCGGATCGGTTGTAAATGAAAAGAATAAACCATGTTTTTGAAGTTCTGATTTGTTTTGTATCAATTCTTTTTCAAATACTTCAATAGCATGTTTTTCATCTTTGAAACATGATTTTAATTTTGGTTTATTCCCTCCTAAAACTTTGGCTGTTATTCCTTTTTTTAGATAACAGTATGAACAATTGTTCGAACAACCAATATAAAAGTTACAAGCCCAATAGCTATATTCAGCAGCTTTCCCGGACGGATTATAAATTACTTTACCTTTGAACAAAATTTTTTACTTTTTTTAAACAACTAATATAATTTTCTTCCCTGTTTACATCATAGCAATAGGAACAAGCTAAACACATTCTTGATCCGACAAATACGCCCTTACATTTTAAACGAGTGCAAGGTGTGTCGGTTTTAGGATCGAATTTAACTTTATCCATATTACTTTTTTTTAAACAGCCAACCAACAAAAGGAAGGTTTTTGCATGATACTTAGATTCGTTGGTGTGGCTGTTTGTGTGGGTTTTTATTCAGAAATAATCATAGGCATAATGTATGCTATTTGTTCATTGTCATCATACCCATCTGTGGTTATTTTAATCATTTTGTTTTGCCCTTTGAAGTTGAAAATTAAGGCTGTTGATACCATTGCAGATGAAAGTTTTTTTATTCGGTTGGTGTTAAAACTGATCTTTTCAATCGGAACTGCATCAATATCGTTGTAATTGTCAATGACTGATTGAAAGTCAAGCGGATTGGTTTCAAAATAGCTATAATGGATTGTCCCTGATGGTGCCCGGACTTCAATTATATCAGGCAGGAATTGAATTAACTCAGGATAAGGAATGTCAAGCAGATGAATCGATTTTAAAACATCCTTATGGATCATTCGCCCTTCCAGATTTTCAATATCATCGTCTGAGAAATTATGCAATCCCTTATCCTGCATTAGTAAAACATTACCATCAGTAGCATACAATTTGCCACCTGTAAAATACACACATTGCATATTTGGTTTTAGTTCGTCATCACCGCAAATTTCCCAGAATTTGGAGTTGAATTTTGGTTTTTTCATTTTTATTTATTTTAAAGTTTTAAAAAAATTGACTTAGTAAAAAAGGCACTCGGTTTTATTAAAGAAAAAGCTACTGAACTTTAATTGTGGTACTGAATGCCTCTTTATGGGTTTCATTATTCAAATAAGTTTAGTTGTGTTATTTCCACAATCTTTTTGCAATTTCCAGCTTCTTTGTAATCTCATTCAGATCCTTCTTAGCATACACCAAAGAATACGAATGTCGCTTTTCGATAGTTCCGTTTTTTAATCCTTCATGCTTTGCTTTTGCTTTTTCAAGTTCAAACTCATAAAGTTCTACACTATCAGGCATTGATAGGTTTGTTGTGTTGGCTTTTATAGACCAATATTCCGCCCTACTTTCGTATGATTCGGCTTTTTTCCCAAACCTTACACATTTATCCATCCTGTTAGAATTTCGCTCTATTAAAGCTCTGTGTCGCTTTTCGCTGTGGTGTCCTATCTTAATCGGCTCCCCAAGTGATAAGAAGTCTTTGCCCTCGTTTGATGCTTCATAATATTGGTTGCTTTTCTTTTCAGCATTTAACGAAGCATTACTAAGTCTTTCAGCTTTACGTTTTGCCCATTCCTGAACATTAAACCCATCAGCCCGTACTATCGAATAAAAGAAAAATCCATCTTTTTCATAGATCAGGTTAAAAATAATATTCTCATGTTCATTGCCGTATTTGGTTTTAATCTCAATAGTTTCACCCTTTTCGTGTTGCTCGCTGCATTTAGCAAGAAAAACATTTGGGATAAATTTTGAATAGGTGTTCATAATGTAGCTTTTTTAGTGATTGTTATAATAATTACAAATGTAGTATAAATATTTTAGTTTTGGTTAGTTTTTTTAAAAAGGTTGTAAATTTTCTGAATTACTTTCACGATTTGAATCAGGATATTCTGTCTCATTATATTCTGTTTTATCTCCAAATAATTGCCGGTCTCCATTCCATTCAAGAATGACACAACCTATAATTCCGTTTCGGTTTTTATGGAAATTTAATTCAGTATGCTTTAGAAGTTCATCGCTGGTTAATCCTTCAATATCCAGCTTATAAAATGCAGGTCGCCATAATGTTGCTATTACATCAGCATCAAACTCAATTGATCCTGATTCTCTCATATCTGATAAATGAGGTCTTTTATCAGATCTCTTTTCACAATCCCTATTCAGTGTACTAATAGCTATGATAGGTATTTTAAATGCTTTACAGGCTGCTTTTAAACCTCCTGTTATTTTCCCAATTGCCTGATCCCTGGTTCCGCCTTTTTGTATTTCAGTATCTATTTTCTGAAGATAATCAATATAAACAATATCCGGCTTATGTTTTTCAATACTTGCTGCTATTTGGCTTACTGTTATTTTTGAAGTATCGTCAATAATCAGGTTCTTACCGATCAGATTCATAAAGTAGTTGTTTATATCCTGAATATCAGTATCGTTAATCCTGCCTTTATTCATTGCATAGCTTGATATTCCGGTATTGATAGATGCCATTCTTTCAAGTAGCTTTGAGGCTGACATTTCAATTGAGAAAACAAGGCATTTATTCCCCCTGATAATCTGGTATTCAATATCATCAAGTATTAGAGCAGTTTTACCCATACTTGGACGTGCAGCAATAATTATCAATTCTTCTTTCATCCATCCAATAGTCAAGTCATTAACTATTCCCCAGCGTGATTTAAAATAACCTTCCCCGGCCCGCCTTTGGATCATCCTTTCCATTGCCTCTTTTATTTGGCTTGGTAGATCGTTATTGTTCGAAAGTTTGTTGATAAATAAATCAAGTTCCTTTTTTCGCTGTTCAAATCTATCCAGGATTTCAAAACAATCGCAAGTATCTGAATAAGCATCTTCCTGTATTTCGCCTGATAACCGGATCAATTCTCTAAGAATGTATTTCTCAAATAAAATAATAGACCACTCAAGAATGTTTGAACTATTGGTTACTTTGTTTGTTAATTCTGTTAGATAATAAGCTCCTCCAATGTTTTCAAGTTCGTTTGTTTTTCGCAGTTCATTAACCAGGATTAGTATATCAATAGACTTTCCGGTTGCATATAGTTCTTGAATTGTTTTGAAAATTAGCTGGTTTTCTTGTTTGTAGAATATTTCGGGAGTTAAGAACTTCATTACTTCCTTTCTACTATCGTTTTCTATTATCAAAGCACCTAATACACTTTCTTCAATAGATAATGATTGAGGTGACATTTTACCAAGTTCCAAAAATTCAGGATATACCTCCGGTGCATTTTTTCTGATGCTTTCTAACTTATGACTGAATGATTCTGATATTTTATTCATTTTACACCTGCCCCTTTTTTAAGTATTTCTATTATTTCCTGTTCTGCGGTTGGTTCTGGTTTGTCTTTTTTTGGAGGGATAAATATATCAGGATTTTGGGGAACTGTTATTCTTTCGCTTAGTATTGATGTATCTGACTGCTTATAATTTAGCATTTTATCAATAAATGAAACAGTAAGCATATAATCAAGATTGAATTTATTATTTTTAATAACCCAACCTTCTTTTTTTGCGTTTTCAATTGCCTTAAGTATTTTTTCAGTAGTAAATCCTGCTGTCAATAACTCATGGTATTTTGTTTTTGTATTGGCATTTTTATATGTATTTTCAGTATTATATAACCTATTAAATTTTATTATAAAATCCGAAAAAATGTTTTGAAATTCAGGTAAATTTATTGAGGGTATTGTAATATCTCCATCTCCATCTTTATCTTTATCTTTATCTTTATCTTTATCTTTATCTTTATCTTTATCTTTATCTTTATAGCTTAAGCGAGGCTTTAAGCCACCCTTACGACCAGCCTCAGATAATTTTTGTTTTATATCACTTAATTGCTCATATTGTTCATTACAAAAATTTATACTAATGAATTGATTATCATGTATTTTAATAATGTTTGCATTTATAAGGTCGGTTAAGCCTTGCTTAAGCCTTGCTTTGTTATTGATTAGCCTTTTTTCTAATTCTTCTAAAGAAAAGTTGCAATCTTTTTTCCAATACCAACAAAAAATTTTAACAAATAGTGCTTGAGCTGTATCAGATTGGAGAGTAATATCTCCTTGTAACCATTCATCTGGATAAAATCTTAAGAAGGGAAAGTCTTTACTCATGATTATAAAATATAAATAGCCTCTCCAAATTGTGGCTTAAATTCACTACTACGAATAGGAGGGAATAACAATCCTTTGAGGCTATTAGAGGAAAATAATGAACAACCTCGCAGCACAGCTACGAGGTATCGAAAACCCTCCGCACAAGCCAATCGGAAACGAAGCAAGCTTCGAGGAATTGACCTTACAGAGATTAAAATCAAATTGATCATAATAATGAATTTAAGCTGATACAAATATAGCTAAAAAATTCCCATTTGTACCAAAAACACAAAATTTATTTTCCGATAGACTATTTTCTATTGTGAGCTGCTGCCTGTGCTATTCTTGCAAGGATTGCAATAAAACACCCGATTCCAGCGGTTGCAGCTTCCTGAGGTGCTCCGTTTGCTTCAGCTAAACCACCTGCTACAAATAAGATAGCAATTACAATTAAGATAGTCATTAAAATTAGATAAAAGGTTTTCATAATGTTGGTTTTTTATTTTTTTGTAACGATAAATAATTCTGAATAATTGATGATAAAATCAGTCGAATCATCCTGAATATAAAGGTACCATCCATTTTTGTTTATTGCAGAAATAACCCTTTTATGATCGGCTGTATCAATTCTTGATACTTGGAAGGTTTGTAATACCTGATACTTTTCTTTTTGATCCTGATGTTTATTTGAAGCCATTAGAACAAAGCCAAAAAACATCATTCCTGCTCCAAATCCGATGATGAGATGTAGGATTGTTTTCATAATGTTACAATTGTTTATAAGTGTTTGTCCTATCAATATAATCCTCAGAAGTAGTCCAAAAACTGTAACGATAATAAGCCCGTTCTAAGATTTGAGCTGCTTTTTTTGGATGTATTTTTTTATCAAATAATTTTTTTCTCCAAAGAGATTCTAAAAATGAACCTCTCCAAATCTTAGAATCTTGATAAGCATCTTTATGAAATTTATCAGATGTTAATACTCTGATTGCCTTAGTATATATTTCTAAATCCATAATTTTGTTATTTTACAGGGTAAACCAAATGATTAACACTAAGCCAGCGGTTTCGCTTTCCTGTGCTAACAAAGCATTTAAAAGTAGATTCAGACATTTTAATAAATTCCTTGCCAAACTGGATCATTCTGAAATTAGTATTGATCGGTATTTCAGATAATGGAATTTTCCCGATCTTTTCGGATTTCTTTGCCCTGGGATGTAATAGTTCCCATATTGCTTCGGTAGCTTCGTTAGCAGCCAAATCATTGATACACTGGCCGGTTATGGCATTGTAGATTTGATCTTTTTTGATAGTCATATAGTTGGAATTATATTTAATGGATGAGGTAATTTATTTTTAATTATATACTCATTTCGTGCAATCGCAGCATTGATAGCAGTTGAAAATGTGCCAATAAGAATTTGTTTATTATTACTATATAATAAAGCTCTGAAATTATTATCTCGTTTATAGAAACGCACACCTCTAAAACCAGAAGTATTATTAGATTGGATCACTCTTTTGTTGTTTGCTTGAATAATTATTGTAACCCATCTGCAATTTTCTGGAGTATATCCCTTATCATTATTTTCTCTATCAATTGTTAATCCTTCTCTATAACCATTTTTTATAGACCAATTATAAAAATTAATAAAACTGTTCTTCCATTCATCGCATACCGTTATCCCACGCTCACCATAATCTTTATAACTTTTCCCAGCTACATTATAGCATCTTGATTTCATATTTGTCCAGCTATAATAAATAGTTGTTTTACACAAATTATGTTTTGTTCTGCTTTTAGCAATTGCTATAAATCTATTACAGCCACAAGATTTTACTAAACCTCTTTTTATATTGTTAATTAAGCATTTAAAATGTTTACCGCAAAATGGGCATTCATATATTGCATAATGTTGTTTTTGTTTGCTTTGTTCGTTTGCAAACTGCATCCCCAAATCCTGAATCATTTTCATCTTATTAAAAAATAAAACCCCCTCATGCAACTTGTCTAGAGTTTTACAAGCCATGATTAGTGGGTTGTTGCATTCGGGGGTGTTAAATTTAATTTGATTAATCATAACTTGCATTTCTAGACAATACAAATATAGGTATTTTAAATCAAAATAGATGAAATAATAAATATTTTTCTTTCATGGCTTTATTTTCTTATCCATTTCACACATAAATAATAACTTTTAACAGGCATTAAAATTGATACTGAGACACGGCTTTGAACATCCCAAACCTTCAGTATGTTGATCTGGCATTTACCGGAATCGATATTTGTTTTGAAATAATTAGCACAAGTTGAGCAGGTTTCCATTAGATGTTTTCAATCTGCATTAAAATATTCTTAATATCAATAGCCGGTAAATTAACCGATTCTCTATCTGGTAATAATACAAATGCTTCTGGAAAATCCTTTTCTATTTTGGTATATGATCGCAGTTTTAATAATTGAGCTACAATTTGAACTCTTAATACATTCTTTTTGTGGTTCAATTTTGAAATTTCGCTTTCATACTTCTTTAATCCTTCCATTTCGCTTTCTGATATTACTACATAATGAATCGAACCATTACATACAATACTTTTTGGCATTCTTATGTCTTGATAATATTCGCCCTGTTTAAATCTTAAGTATATTTGATTATTAAGATAGTTTTTGTCTATCTTTTGAATATGATTTAGGTCATTTTCTGGTATGTGTGAAAAATGTATTTCAGCAGCACAATCAGCGAATTCAATTTCGGTTGCTTTTATTTTCTCAGTAACTTTTAATACTAATTTTTCAGCAACTTGTTCTGCAATAGTTTTTGTAATTAAGTTTGACATAATTTTGTTTTTATTTATTGTTTTAAAACATTGACATTTGTTCGAAATCTTCATCAAAAGGAATGTTGAAATCTTCCAGTTTATCCCAGTACGGAGCAGTTTCGTCATTGAGAATATCGGATATTTTAATCAGCGTTTCCGATCTGGAATCTATCTTATTGCGAAAGGTAATAACTCGTTCAGGTATTGATATTTGATTTCTTGTAAATAATGCCCCACGATGCGTGATTAACCAATAACCCTCTTTTCGGACTTTATTTTCAGGATCAATGTATTTAGCAACCAATCCGAAATAACGAAGAGCTTGAAAATTGTTATACTCATTCTTTGAAAATTTAACCTCTGATTGCAAATGAATACAATTTGACCGCTTTTCAATTACTGCAGCTTTGAATTTAATCAATGAATTGCAAAGCCCTTTTGAAAGTCTGTGAGGATGCTTCTTTAACTTTGCACCACAACAAGGGCATATTTCAGGTTCTTTCATTTTGCAGCTTTTTTATTGATTTGTATTAAAAGATTTCCAATACCCCGACCATCTTTGATGTTTTTACCAGAAGCCCACCCAGAATAAGGGAAGAATGTAATTACGGAATGTTTGAAAAAGAACTGAATTTTAGTATTGTCCTTGTATAGAATTTCATAACCTAAAGATTCTATTTCTTCAATAGCAAATTGCATCCTTTCGGGTTCTAACTTCGTTTGTCGGTCTTTGTCTAATCTACTCATTTTTCAGATTCAATTTCATTCCAAATTCGTTTAAATTCCTTTCCCTCTATCTCTTTCGGCAGTTCATGAATACCGTAACTTTCTTTAAGATCATTACGATATTCTATGTATTGCCTTTGGATGGAGGTTATTTTACTTGCTCAGTTCCTTTTCTTTGGATTCAAATTCAGAATCTAAGCCGGCTTTGTAAGCAAATTCTCTGATCGCTTCCAGCTCGATTGAGGTTGTTGCTGTCAGGATTGCATCTGAGATTCTTTCACGTTCTTTCATTTCATTTATTGCATTCAAATCAAGAGTTTTGCTATTCCCCCTGTCAACATCTAAAACATCGCCTTCAGGTAGTTCATTTCCGGTTATAGTATCATAAAGCCATTTACGTGCCTTACGTGTTGCCTTACCTAATACAGCATCAGTTCCCATATAATTATTAACCTTAACGGGAATGTCAATCTTTTTACTCTTTGTAACCCCGTTAATGGACCATTCAATTGACATCACAACAGCCCCGGAACCTTCTTTAATTCGTGGCAATTCAGGAATAATATCATATTGAAGCCCTGGGATTTTTGAAAGTAAATATCCACAACCCTCTTTCGTTGCATACATATTCCCAGCAATGATGTTAAACTGATTTCCGGTTGGTTGTAAGCCAAATAATACAGCTTCAATCAGGCAATTCTTGACAGTCGGTTCGTCATAAACCTTATCAGATTTAAAGCCTAATTTATTTCCCTGTAATTCCATTATTGGCTTCATGTATTCAGGTGTAAGAAGTTGCTTTATTTCAGCTATGGCATTTGATACCAGATAAGCCTTTTCAAATCCAACAACCTTATCATGTCCAATTACTGACATAACAGAATTATTTAATTTTACTGCTACTTGTGAAACTTTCTCGGACAATATCATTATTCCGGTTTCTTTTTTTTCGTTTTCCATTTTATTTATTTTTGAAGTGAATTAAATTGTTAATGATTCATAATAAATACGAGCTTTCTCAACCTGACCATAAATCTTATTTTCGATTTCAATATCCCTGGTCAGTTCAAAGACTTTGATACGTTTTGCAAGTGGAAGAATATCCAAAGGAATTAAAGAGGGTGTATGATTGAGTTTTATTTGTTGTGAGATTCTTTGATAATCGGGATTCTGATCATCACATCCAAATTTAAACCATACCCTTTTTTGAAGTTCGACAATTATTTCTGTCGGGGAGTCTACGAGACAGTAAATAATGCGACCTTTTGACCTTTTAAGAATACCGCAATATCCCCTTAGCTGGAATTCATTGTCTTTTGTCATTTCAGATTCGTAAAATGTACGAATATCCCAGCTCGTTTTAATGTCCTCAACGCAATCTTCCTTATCCTGATCAATATCACAATGACCCGTAATATATTCATTTTCCAGATTTATGTCAGATTTTACCCTAAACTGTCCGCCCAACACTTTTTGAACTAATGCCATAGAATCCTGCTCGCAAATATGCCCTTTTAGCATTGGATCAGTAACAACCTCGTCTCGATATCCAAAGTTATTATTAAGCCATATTTCACGGATAAACGTTTTTGCAGTTTCTCCAAGTAATCCAGATTCTTTGTCGGATTTTAGTCTGGGTTCTGTCATGATTTTGCCAATAGCAGAACATCTAATTTTGATTTTCTCATTCATGTTATTTCATTTAATTTATGTGGAAATTTATTTTTAATTATAAAAATATTTCTTGCAATTGCAGCTTCTTGTGGAGTGATAAAATATCCTATTGAATATCGTTTTTTATCATATACTAATGAAGCTCTAAATTTATTATGTTCTTTACAAAAACAAACGCCAGCAAATCCAGATGTATTAGTAGACTTAATTAACCTTTGATTATTGCATTGTTCTAATTTAGTGGCCCACTTACAATTATTAGGTTCATAATTACCATCGTTATTGATTCTGTCAATGGTTAATTTTTCATCATATCCATTATTTGTAGCCCAATTATAAAAAGCCATAAAATCATTTAACCATTCATTACATATAGTAATTCCGCGACCTCCGTAATCTTTAAAATTTGGGCTATTTGAATTAAAACAGCGATCTTTCATTCCTCTAAATATCTTATTTATCCTAGCACTAGCCATTCCATGCTTAATTTGTGCCTTTCTTATTGCATTAGATTTGTTGCATCCACAAGATTTGGTATTGCCTGAATTTATTCGATTCGCTGAAGTTATAAATGGGTTACTACAAAAAGGGCATTCATATAATTTGTAATGGTCTTTGTAAACAGTTCCTGATTTAAGGTAGTAGCCTAAATCTAAAATAACTTTCATACTATTAAATAATAAAACCCCCTCATGCAACTTGTCTAAGGTCTTACAATCCATGATTAGTGGGTTGCTGCATTTGGGGGCGTTAAATTTAATGTTTTGAATCATAGATTTAGACACTTAGACAATACAAATATAGGTAATTTTATTGAAATATGGTTAAATAATTAAATTAAATTTCCATTTTCCTGCATTTCGTGCCACCTATCAGGCATTTCCCGAAATTCGGTTAAATAATCATCGCTTTGTTCCGGTTCAAACTCATCACAACCAGAACTATGAACGGTGTCAGCATCCAGACAATCAATATATTTTTTACAATTAACGCAATCTTGAAATGGTGGTTTTTTCATTGTTGTAGCTTTTAAAATGATTACAAATGTAGTATATTATTTTCAATTATTACTATCTATAATGAATTATTTTTCAATTATTTCTAAATAGTAGTTAGAGTGAATTAAATTGTTTCAATTTGTTCTTTTGCCCATTTCTTGAATGATTCGAATTTTGCATCAATGTTTTGAGCTATTTCGAATGATTGTGGACTTGATAATGATAATTCAGGAAGTATTAAATTATCAATCCATGCAGTTAATTTGGTTTTATCAGGAGCTTTTAAAGCCTTTTCAAGTTCGATCTGTTTCTGCCTTTCAATTTCAGCAAGCCTGTTTTGTTCTGCAATTTCAGCATCTTTCTTGTCCTTCAACTCCTTTTGAATCCTGTCGTTTTCAGCCTGAATTTTATCCCTTTCGATTTGTGCAATTCGATCCTTTTCGACTTGTTCTAAGGCTAATTTAAGACTTTCAGTATGGGCTTTTTCATGTGCTTCTTTTAACAACCTTGCTGTTTCATCTCGTTCCTTTTGCAACTGTTGTTCTTTCAATTCATTTTCCTTTCTCAGTTGCTCATTTTCAAGACGGATCCTTTCACGTTCCTTTGCATCTCTCAATTCTTTTTCAATTCGTTCCTTTTCAGCCTTTTTAGCTTCTTCAATCCTTTGCTTTTTAATCAACTTCTGACCTTCAATCAGGTTGTTAAATGCTTCTTCTGACATTTGGGCAACTGGATAACTTTCAGGTGTGTCGATGTATTCAGAAAGTATTTTAATTCTTTCCTGTTTGAGTTTTTCGAGCTTTTCTTTTTCGATGTTAATGAAATAATTTTCAATACCTGATAGCTTTTCTTCCATCAATTCAAGAACGATTTTTGTTTTGTTTTTCCAGGCATCTACATAACGGCCACCAGCCAGAAAAAAGGCTTTTTGTGCCTGATGGATTTTGTCAGTATTGGTCCTTACTTTTACAAGTTTCATTCTTAAATCATGAGCCTGTAAAATCAGCTCTTTTGACATTTCCTTGCTTACAAGTTCATTGTAAATAATTGCAAGGTTTTCACGTTCTGAAATTACAGGGGTGAAATGTTGCTCAATTTCCTGAGCCTGATTTTCGTCCAATCCAAATTCCTTCGGATCGATTTTAATTAAGTTTTGTTCCATTTTGTTTAAGGTTTATTGATTAGTGATACTTTTCATAGATTTTTATTAAATCTGTAAAACTTTGAAAATAACGCCCTGTTAAAAATATAAATTCAATATCACATTTTTTGATATCAGGGAATTGCTTTTGCAAAACATCAATTTGATTATTTTGTTGTTTTTCTATAATTTCTAACATTAAATTCATAACTTTATGGGATTTAAAAGGTCAAAAACAAATACAGTTCCACAATGATGGGTTTCATGTTCGTAGTTTTTCAACATCCAATCCATAAAACCGGATTCTATTGCTTCATCCCATTCAGGGCCATTCTCGATAATGCGATAATGTGTTAATCCTGCTTCCTTGCAGGTTTTGACCTTTGATTTAAAAAACTGTTCATTGATTGTAGCTTTCATAATAAGTATAATAAAACACTCCCCTAACGATAAAAGTTACCAAACTAATCCATGCAGAGAAATGAATTTCGCTTCGGGGAGTGCTATGTTTTTGAAAAATGATTTGATTTCGCATGAAATTGTAATAGTTTGGTACTGGCAAATATACTACATTTGTAGTTAAAAACAAATTTATTTTCAAATTATTTTTATTCAGGAATATTTTTGTCCTGAAAATGGGAATATTATTTGGAGTGAAAACAGATCAATTTACAAACCCCTGTTATGAAGGTTAAATGATTGAGTTATGAACTGAGTACTTACATAGACAGAAATTATCTACGCTTAGAAACGCTTAAAATAGCTTAAAAAGCAAAACCCCCAATATCTTATATCGAGGGTTTCATGACTGACTAAGCAGCCATTTTGTATTCTGTGTCAATTCTTTGTTATCATCAACGCTTATCCTGTCTATTCCAATCATCCCCAAAAAGACTGTTGATTTCGGGCTCAACAGACAAAGCCTTACAGTATTAAGGTAACTGGTTAACCAAGTAGGCAATACTTGTGGAGATGGTGGGAATCGAACCCACGTCCAGAGAAAAACTCAAATAACAACACAAAGATAGTATTATTTTACAATATCCGTTATAATAATCGAATTTATCTTCGATCTCGGATTCTTAAGAGTGAAATCAGCTTTGTAAATCACTGTTCTATTGAATAGCTTGATATGAAAGGGATGAAATGTGAAGACAGGCTCTTTGATCCGGTTATTGATTGAGCCCACCAAAGTATCAAAGATGTTATATTCCAGATAACGAGTATTTGTACACTGCATATAATCACCAATCAAATAACCATCGTCCAGATGACCTGAAAAACAAGAATCATTTATCTTTATAAGTGCCGGTATTGGAACTGTATTTGATGTTTGGGTTGTTATTCCTATCAGTGTGCCTGTATTTTTGTTCTTTGATAACCTTTTATAATATTCCGCCATGTCAAAAAGCAGTTTATTTTTGCTCAATAACTCTGTGTTACTACTTAGTAAGGTGTTTCGTTGAATTGTAATTTTATTTACAACCCTGTGAACTTTACCCAGGTTATCCCTGTAAACTCCGGTATCAATTACAAGCTGAGATTTTTCATAGCTTAACTCCCCTGCATGATTTTTGTTTTTTGAGCAGGACCGGATTGAGAAAATTAAAATTACAAGCAAAATAAGAACTGCAATAATAGTATAAGCATTAAATCTATTCATAATAAAGTTTATTTAATCAATGATAAATCTTTTACTAATTGATCATAAGGGAATTGAGGATTAAACTTAATGTTTTTAGCTTCCAATGGTAAAATAGGATGTATTTCATCACATGTGCAATCAAACCAATCCCAGGTTCCCAAGATTAAGCCACCCCAAGTTAAAATTGTAAGCGTTGTATCATCATAATCGACAATAACAACACAATGATCATCTCCGGTTAGCTTTCCGGGTGTCCACGTCTTATGTGCATCAAAATCGGTTTCTGCATTTTCCTGAACATTCATACCGATATAAATGCCACCAACTAATGAAATAGCTTGCTTAACTTCAAGATGGTTTGTATGATCTTTTATAGTTACATAATTAGGAGTTTTTTCACCATCAAATGAATTTTTACAGATATAATTCAAAACATCTAATTCATTTAATCCTGTATCAGGTCCACCGGTTAATTTTTTATATAATGTCAAAACACTTGATTTTGAAGGTATTTTTTTAACTCCAATAAGACCATTATAGAGAGTTATCAGATGTGCCAGTCCCGCAATGGTACAATCTCCATATTGATCATTTCCTAACATAGGGAATAGTTTTGCAATATTATTTGTTTTCAAATTGTTAAAAACTGTTTGCAAATGATTAGTTGAAACAGGGGGAGTTGGTAATCCTGCTGAATAAGTTGAAAACATCAATGATCGTTCATCGTGTCTTACAGGTAATTTTCCGTATTTTTTCATAGGTTTTGTAATATATTGTAGAATTTATGGAATAAATCAATTCTTTGACTTAATCCGTTAAAACCGCCGTTAATTGCCTTTGTTAACTTGGTTATCGTTTCATTATCGAATCCCTGATCACAAATCTGCCAAAGGCTGTTTTTCCAAAAAAAGAATGCTGCTGAACTTAACGGATATTTAGTAGCAACTAAATCAGGATTAGTTTTAATTTCAGGATCAATGATATAATTAGCAAATCCTGTATAATTGTTTTTACCTGTTAATTGAATATAACCACGGCCACGAAAACGAAAGCCATCACCAGAAACCTCATCTCCATTGCCCATTCTGTTGGCATAAACCCTGTTTCCGATCATTTCAGGTTGCCTTGCATATTTCAACGATAGGTTATCAGGAAAATACCTGCCAAAAATAGCATTTAAGGCAGTTGCAGAATAATTAAGATTTTCAACTACTGATTTAAAATTATTGCTTTCATGTGAACATTGAGAAAGGAAATGAGCTAATCGTAAGCCTGAATTTATTTCAAACTTTTGACAAGTATCAGGTAATTGAGCTAATACTGAATCCGGAATGATGTTTTTTAATAAATCAAAATTCATGATTAGTTTCCTTTTGCCCCCCTTGTTATATCTGAAGGTTCAATTATAATTTGATAATATGCGCTTGCCCTTTGTTTATTACTATCGCAGGCCAACTGCCAACTGGCTGCAAAATTGAGTTTGCTCCGTGCTGCTTTTTTATCTATTTGAGCCTGTAATTGTTCATGTGATGCAACATTTGATCGTTCTGTGTTTACATAACTAATTATAGCAACAAACATGACAATGATAGCAGACAGAAAAGAAGCAAGTATCCAATTATTTCTTTTAGTATTTTTTCGGGTAACTGTTTCAAGGATCGCAATAGTTTCCTTTCTTGATGCTGCCATATCTTTCTTAATATCACAAACATTCTTTGAAAGTTGCTCTAAGGCATCATTTACCTTCTGCTCCCAGCGGATACGTGCATTATCTTCTGTTGGCATTTGTTTTTCTATTTATCCGGTAGCATCAATTGACCATCTGTATTGGTTGCAAATGTCTTGACAATATATCCAATCAGAACGGATAAAAATAGCTTTCCAATAGCAGTCCAATCTATAACAGTTGCAGTTGCTAAAGTAGTAAGAAGATCGGAAACCCCTGCACCTAAAGCCACAAAAGCACCATAAATAAGGTCAAGCCAATGGATAGTACCTGCGCTTGAATTAGAAGGGAACCAGGCATGCTGACCGGCATAGGTTAAGATAGTTCCAAGAATTGTAAATCCAAAGATGATCCATTGAATATTAGTAGTCGGAAAACCTGTCTGTAATTGAACTCCGATAAGAGCTGCAATAGTGATAATCAATCCTTTTAGAAATGTGTTTGTTTTCATAATCTGTGTTTTAATTGTTAATTTTTATTTATTTAAAAGTTACTTTAACCTATGTTTCCAATCGCCACAGGAGCAATACTACTAAAACTTTGCCCCCAATTATCACTATTACTTATTGTACCACCAAGATACCATATCTTATTCCCCAAACTACTATCAATATCTGTAGCATCGCAGTATATAACCTTTTGATTATTGCCACCATTAAAGGTTAGTTTTGCTTTACTACCCGGAGTTACAGCACTAATTTTAGGATGAAATGTAGCAGTACCAAAACATTCAATATCAGTATTGATAGTCATTGTTCTACCACTTACTAAACTTGCTTCACATCGACCAGTCTGTCCTCCCCACATCATAAGATAATTTCCAGTTAAATCTTTAGCACCTGCAAATGTTGTTTTATAATACCAGAAATTAAACCTGTCAGCATTAAGATTGCCACTAAGCGTAACAGTAATACCAGCACTTGTTAGAGGAATAAAATGGACCTTATTCCATGTAATAACCTGAACATCTAAAGTTATAGAACCTACAATCCAAAGATTATTATTAGTAGTTACAATAGTTCCTGCTGTATAAGTCCAAGTATTAGCACCTATAACCCAATTAGCACCAAAAGTAACAGTTCCTGCTGTATTTATTGTTATACCTGTTTTAATATAACAAGGTGGATTAGATAATAAACTCCAAGCATCTGTAGTCAATGTACCTGTTCCAGTATGAGTTAAAGTAGTTGTTCCTTGCCATATAGCACCAGTACCTACTGTAGTTATATTACCTTTTAAATTTAATGAATATCCATTTATATTTGTAGTTAAAGCAGTTGTAGAATCAGTTGTAAGAGTAGTTGTACCTGTAATAATTATATCTGTGGGAAGTGTACAAGTTAATGCTACATTAGTTATATGTACAGTAAAATTAGTAATAGTCCAAGCAGTAGCTCCGCTTCTTAAAGCACCAGCATCAGCAAAACTCGAACCTGTTCCATAAGTTTCATAAGTTGTAACATATAAATCAGAAGTGAGTGTATCAATACCCGTAGTCCTGAATAAAGGAATAACAA